CACGAAGGCCGGCCCAGAAGCGGCGTATCGCCGGTTGGAGTTATCGTCCGCAGGTCGCCCTCCGGCCACGAGAGTATGTGCCATGGCAGCCCCGTGGCCTCGCACATGGCCAGGTCCCGCGGCGAAGGCCTGCTGGTGGCGTCCGGGTGAGAGTGCACGATGCCAATCACCTGGCCCTTGTCTTCCGCCTCGGCGTACTGCTCCGGCGCGATGCGGAATTCTTCGGTCGGCTCGGTGGCCACGTTGATGCAGGGGAAGTACACCTGCTTGCGGCCCACGGCCAAGAGCAGTCCGCAACACTCGTGCGGATACTCCGCCGCGGCGTGCTGCTGCACGGCGGCGAGGATATGTTTCAGCATGATCAGCTCCTGGCGATCAGGGAGACGGCTGGGAAGCCGCCGAAAGGCAGCTGGTTGCCCTGGCCAAAGCGCGCAACACACCCGGTATCCAGGCAGCCGTTGCACTGGTCCTTTGCGGGGTCGTCCGTGGGGTTGCCGTCGAAGTCGAAGTACGGACCTGTGTAGCCGCAGTTCGGCCCTCGGTATCCGTTGGTCATGGACCAGTGGCAGAGCTGGGTCATCTGTCGGCCGACGCTCTCACCGCCAACATCGCCTGGGCTGGCCAGCTCCCAAGATACCGTCGCGCCGTTCTCCGACACCTTCTGGTCGATGTACCAGACCTCTGTGCTCTCCTGGGTAGGATCAGCCTCAGGGTTGCCGGCGGGGAAGTTCACCGGGTCCAGGTACCGCTTCAGCGTCTGCCGAATCGTCAGCTTGAACTCGAGCAGATTGTCGAAGGCAAGGCAGAGTGCTGTGATCCGGCCGTTGACGTTGCCAACCGAGATCGTCGGCCGTACCGCGGTACCGTCCGAATTCGCCTCGATACCCTCGATCTGCATCGGCCAGGCGTCGTACTCGTTACCCTGCCACCAGATCGACTTGGCCAGCAGCTGGTCGGCATCCGCGCCGGCCGCCGCCAGTTCTGCGGGCGAGTGCGGGATCGCATGCCCATGGAATCGCAATATGTCGGCGCCCCAGTCCGAGCCGTCGAGCTCGAACAGCAGCACCTCGCTGCCAGGCTGGAGCAGCTGGATGTCTTTGATCAGTGACATGGTGATTCCTTACGGGTGGAAGGCCCGCTGGAAGGTGGCGGTGACCTTGAACTGTTCGCCGCCCATGGGGGTAGGCTTCGGGTCGACGCAGGTGAACAGACCCAGCTCGCCGAGAGGGGTGGTCCAGAGGAAGGCCTTCGCGCCGGCGTGCCTGTCGAAAAAGTCCATGACCTCCTTCACCCGAGCCTTCCTGCCGGTGATGGTCACCGGGTAGCTGTCTTCCTTGTTGTTCGGGCCGTCGCCAACGACCTGGCGGTATCCACCGCCGAAGCGAGACTCCCGCACCCGGTATTGGATGTCGGGGGTCTCGCCGCGCTCAGTAGCCCAGCGGAAGGTTTCAATGGCCATCAGGTTCTCCGCGTTACGTTTCGATGGCTGATCCCGCCTGGCCGCCAAGACTCTGCGACGGCCTTCTGGGCAGCGATTTCCATCTGCTTCTGCATGTTCTGCTGTAGCAGGCCCTGGTCCAGCTCCATCCCCTCGCCACTCCTATCAGGGACGCTGATGTTCACGGGCGCATTGACTGAGATGGACGTGGAGCCACCGGCGCCAGATCCGCCTACAGCGCGCACCCCAAGGTTTCCATCCGGCGCCCGGGTCAGCGGCATGATCGCCTCCGGCCCCGCTTCACCGAACACGCCTGCCCCCTTCGCGAACGCGAAGAACTGGGGCGAGCTGTGCACCTGGTTGCTGAAGTGGGACAGGCTCGGCGAGTCGTACACTCCGCCCTTGGCATTGGGCACAAAAGAGCCCTCGCTGAACCCCGTCATGGTTCCCTCGCCCACCGGCGAAGCGCCACCGCCGAAGAACCCGCCGATGGCCGATCCGAAAAGGCTACCGGCGATGCCGGTGATCGCCTGCCTCGTCGCAATCCTGGCCATGTCCGCCAGCACCGACTTGGCGAAGTCGGAGAACGACAGCTTGCCGGTGATGGCGAAGTTCGCCACCGCGTCCTCCATGCTGGAGAAAGCGTTGCTGAACAGCGTGCGGGTCTGACCGGCGACGTCCCTGGCCTGTTCCAGGTACGACGCGAACGCCGACCGTGCGCCCAGCGACCAATCGGCCTGGGCAGCGTCGACATCCTCGTAGTACTTGGTCTGCATGGCCAGGCGATCGTCCAGAGCCTTGCGCAAAGCGTCGGACTCCTTCTCGTACAAGCCTTTACTGATGCGCCCCTCGTTGTGCTGCTGCTCGAGGTTGTCCAGCTGCTGCTGGTACTGCTGCTCGATGCTCAGCCGCTCTTGCATGCGCTGCCGGGCGACATCCCCTAGGCCCATGCTGGCCAGATTGCTGTCGAGACCGAGCGATGCGCGCTGCAGCTGGCTGTTCAGGTTGCCCTGGAAGGCTGCAAGCTTCTGCGCCTCCTCCGTGGCCAACTTGCGCAGCTGCATCTCCTTCTCCAGCCCGGCATTCTTCTGGAGCTGGGCGGTGATCTGTTGCTGGCTGGCCAGCAGCGACTTCTGGTCGGCGGTCAGGACCTTCTTGTCCTTGATGTCGGCCAGCTGCTGCTCCCACTTCACCAGCGCCTGGCCAGCCTCGCCGAGCTTCTGCATCTCGCCGCGCTGGGCACCGATCAGGCCGTTCTGCTGCTGGAGGACCGAGTACTGCTGGCGGGCCTGGTCGAGGGCTTTGGTGGCGGCATCCTCGCGGTACGCAGGGGTTTTCTTGGTGGCAGGATCCTTGTACTGCTCTTCGATGTCGGCTCGAACGCGCGCAATGGTCTCTGGCTTGAGCCGTGCGTCATTGGGGTCAGTCTTGCGGATTTTCTCCAGTGCGCGGTCGTATTTTTGCAAAGCGTCGGCTCGCTTCTCCGCGTTGGTCCAGGCGGACTTTTCGAGAGTGTCGACCTCGTGCATGGCGATGATCGAGTCACGCTGGCGCTTCCGGTAGTTCTCTTGAGCCTGGTCGATCGCTTGCTGGGTCTTGAGCTGGTCCCCCAGCGCGGTGATTCTGCTCTGCAACAGCTCTCGCTCTGATTTCAGCTGCGCACTAGCGGCGACAATTTTGTTCTCTCCAGCTCTCTTTTCAAGATCGGCAAGGTCAGCCTGTGCCGCCGTCAGCTGATCAGCAATCCCTTGTGTCCTGCCGAAGTTCAGCGCTGCATCACCAGCGCTTTTGGTCATGCCCCAAACACCGCGCCACGCCTTTTCGATCCAACCGAGGTTCTCAACGATCTCTTTTGACCTGGTATCGATGGTCTGCGCGTAGGTATCAGTCAGGAGCTTAGCCGCCCCCACCGTATCACCTTGCTCCTTGAGGGCTACGATTTGGGCATAGGTGCTCGCGGTGAGGAAGTTGTACTGCTCGTTCAGCTCCTTGGCTGCCGCAACTGGGTCCTTCCCGATCTTTACAAACTCGGCAACCGTCTCCTCTACCGCGCGCCCCGTCGCATCTTTCATCTGCAAGGCAGCAGTCGCAACGGTGCCAATGCTGTCGCCGGCGATTTTTCCGTTGCTTGCCAGTTGGGCGAGCGCCTCAGCAGCCGCCCCAGTTGTGCCAACGGTAGTGCTGATCTGCCGGGCCAAATCGGACATCGCGCCGGCGTTTGTCCCAGCTGCGTTTCCTGTGAGGATGAGCGCTTTCCGAAAGTCTTGCGCTTCCTCCGACCCTTTGTAGTACGCCACACCCAGCCCAGCAACTGCCGCGCCGGCAATAGTGAACGGATTGACTAACCCCGCGACATATCCGCCAAGCGCCCTGGCGGCCGGCCCGATCCCACCGAACATGTCCTTGAGCTGACCGCCTTGCTGAAGCATGACGGTTAACGGGTTCATCCCGCCTTGCAGCGAAACAATGATGTCCGTGAACTGCGCTGGCACGCCGCGCAGAGCTGCGGTGTAGGCTTTGGTCGACATGCCTGCAGCCTGAGCCTGGCGAGTGTACCGGTCTATTGCCTTTTCGGCAGACTGGGTGCTTACCCCCAAGTCCTTGATCGACACTCCAGAGCTTTTGGCTTGCGTACCAACATTACCTGTAGCAGCTTCTGCTCGCTCGCCGGCTTTCGTCAGTTTATCCAGGTCATCGGCAGCTGCTGCTGCCTCGCCTGATTCAACCTTGATGCCGAGAACGGCGATATCACCCTGGCTCATGCTTTCTCCGGACAACAAAAAACCCGCCGAAGCGGGTTTGGTTTTCTTCCGAGGGCTACCCCTCGTCTTTGACCTCGCATAGTGCGCGGTCCAGCGATGTTTCACCGCCTCCTTCGATGGCGACGGTTTGGCCTCCGCCATCCTTCCAGATCACGGTGTAGCGCTTGAATCCAACGTAACCGCCCATGGCATTTTTCGAGTTGACCTCGCCACACACCCAGCCATCTTTCTTGCTCCGCTCATTCCTGAACTGAGCAGAGGATGGGTCAGTAAGCTGCTCAGAGACGGCCTCACGCGCCCGATCGATATCGCTATCCCCGCATCCAGTCAGGACGATCCCGGCCAGAGCCACCAGTGCCAAACGCTTCATGCGCGCCCTCCTTGTTGATGAGGGCAATCTACCACAGCCCGGCCGCCGCCGGCGCTCACCGACAAGCGCCATCCGCCCCGCGCCCATTTGGTCTACCCTTACCCTCCCCAACCACTCACATGAAGGGTGCGAAGATGCCCGACGATGAGAAGCGGAGATTTGCCGAGGCGCTGGAGCACTGGGCGGAAGCTGTGGATGCGATCCGCGCCAGGGATCGGGCTGAGGCCATTGCCAAGATCGAAGAACTACGAAGCATGCATCTGATGCGAGCTTTCCACACCAGCCCGCTATGGGAACACTATGCGTGGAAGCGCCGGGGCCAGGGGTGACCACAAACTCGGACCGAAACCAAGCGCCAGCCGTCGGGCATTTGTTTTCCCTTCCGCACCACCTGCCGGGCGTATAGTCCCCAGAGATATGGGGCGCAGTAACGTGCTTCAGAAAGGAAGGAGTACGAAGCATGAGCGCCGAGTCCAAGCGTATCGCCGCCTTAGAACAAGCGTTGTATGCAGCGCTGTCAGCGTCTGAACAATACGGAATCACCGCAGACGATATGCGCCTGAAGGCAATTGCAGGTCTGTCACTTAGTCCAAACTGGGGATGGGTAGCTGACGAATCTACGGCTGATGCCGAGGCAGAATTAACCGGCGCAGTCAGAGTGGTACGTGAAAAAAACAACGGCCCAAATTAAAAGCTCTGTACATGGCAATGCATCGCTGATGACCCAAACAATGAAGCGGACTGTCAAGCTTTGCCTAAGCGGCAATTTCGCGAATGCGCGATAATGCTTCTGTGGCAGGTCGGATAACGGCCAAATAGCCACAGCGGCGGACGGTAAACGACGACTGTCTCTACCCAAAGGTGACTTCCAGGGCGCCGAAACGCCCCGGCGCCGTCAGCCCGAACTTTAATCAGCGCTGCTGAATTTTTTCGTATCGATCGCGGGTGCGACAAACTCCGGGCCATCACCAGCTGCCCGCCACCGCACATTAGTAATTCCGTAACGCTCAGCCATAGGACGGCTGACCTTCTTGATCTTGTGCTGACCAAAGCGCGGGATTATACCCACTCCAGCATCACAGCTCGCCCAGTGCCACGCCTCAACATTGTCCATCCGTTCAAGTCGGATTATGAAGGTGCGGTACTCACCGCGGATCTCATACTCGATCACATACAACTGCTGCCCTGCCATCAAGCCATCTCCTTTCTCAGTCCACGGCTGATGGAGTACAAATTGAACCAAAAAATTCATTCGGAATTGGTGATCCCTGGGGGGTGAAACAGCGGCACCGATTAGCTATACGCTGGCGTGCTAAACCGTGATCTGTCACAGCAATCATTCGTAGAGGATGGGCACATCATAATGAGCAATTTTGTCATCATTTCCGGCTGCTCAGGCGGAGGCAAATCCACGCTTCTCTCCGAGCTTCAGCGACGCGGATACGCCGTGATCGAAGAGCCGGGGCGGCGCGTCGTGCAAGAGCAAATACATACTGGAGGACAAGCGTTGCCATGGCTCGACATGGAGGCCTTCTTGCGGCGCGCAATCCATTTAGCTCTGGATGACTATGCCAATGCACCAGCCTGCGGTTCTCACTGGGTGTTCTTCGATCGGGGTCTAGTTGATGCCGCTGCGGCCCTACAAGCGCTGACCGATGAGCCCCTACTCGACAAACTACGTCAGCAGAATCGCTACCATTCACACGTTTTCCTAACGCCGCCATGGCCTGAAATCTACGTGCAGGACGATAAGCGTCGCCACGACATGACTGCCGCTCTGCGTGAATATGAGCGGCTCCAGACAACTTATCCGTCTCTAGGCTATTCGGTATCGCTGGTGCCAAAAGTCAGCGTTGCCGAACGTGCCGACTTCGTGTTGGCCTCTTTAGGGCTCACTGACCAGCCGGCTGGCTACTGACCTTCGAGTGTAAAAAGCCCAGCGCATGGCTGGGCTTAATGTCTTGCCCTCGGCTGTCACACACAGGCCGCGACTTTCTTGGTCGGACCTTCAACGGCGATCTGCCTGGCGCGACCTACGCCCCAGACAAGAGCTCGAGTCATGGTCTCACCAGGGCGAGAATCGAAGGCTTCCTCATGTACCGCTTCCCCGGTCGGGCCATAAACTCCGAAAAACAACTGCGTGCTACCCGTTCGCGACAGCCGTACCTCAACTTCTATTGAGGTTCCATCGTCGAGCGTTTCATCGTGATCCCGGTGGTGCAAGGTGGGATCAGCCCATTTCCAAAACACGTCCCCACGTATCTTCATGCCGTCCTCCTTTGACTTTGGTCTATGCGTGAGTGCTCTCCCACCATAGCGGTGTGAGGTACGTACACAAGACTTTGGCGCCAAAAAATCTCAGCAACCCGACAGTCGGAACGGCTTCCTCTAGTGCTGCTCATGCTTCCACTGGAGGCCGCTAATGCAAGCGAAGCGGATTGTTCCTGTCCGCCGTCCGCTCTGCAAAGGACGCCTAGTCCGGATCTTTAGCGCCTCCTCTGGAGGTTTTTGCATTGTTGCTCTGGATAAGGTTCCCGCCCACATGGTTTTGGTGTTCCCGACTGATCGCCGAGATCTTTCAGTGAAGGTCGGGCCGAGAAGTTGGTCAATTGACCAAGTTGGTGGCACAATGTCGCGGAGCACGTCTACTTCGCGTGCTTCGCGTCACTTTGAAGAAACGCTAGTTGTCTCCCGTAATGGTCGTAATGGCGCGCCTCCCTGCTCCTCTTAGGGCGTCTACTGATCGTCCTTGCGTTCCCGCTACCGGTAGTTCGTGTGACTGTTGTGATGCTCCGTCGTCGCGATAAAAAACGCAAAATCGCTTCGACTAAGGGGCTGGGGAATCTGAGGGTTGCTTTCTGAAACTAGATGGTGCTTTCGAATACAGCATGCACAGTACTAACTGATGAGGAGTCGAATTTTGACCATCCAACCCGTAAACGTACAAGCCAGCTACACGCCTGCCATCACCTTGACCGCTTGCTCGGGGCCTTTCGGTATCTTTTGGGAGGTCAAGGGACCTAGCCATCAAGGCCATATCGTGATCGAGACGTGGGCTCATGATGATGAGATGCCACCTCGCGGCAATGCACTGGCTCACCTCAACCGTTTCATGAATCTGCATCGGGAGGACTTTGGGCACGGGGAGGCTTGGGCAATGGTCCCCTTCGACTATCAAGACAACGCTTTCGTAGCCGTGAGAACGGATGATGATCTTGGGCCAATACTCGGGCTGTGATAACCAGCGGTGGTACGGGCCATCATCTTTGATGGCTGCCAGCCCACTGCGCAGCGCTTGAGCAATAGGGTTGCTGAGCTTATTGGCTTCATAGCGAAATGTCCTGCAGATGGACGGCAGGATCTCTTCTGTGACCTGTCGGAAGAGACAGGGTGACGGAGCGTAGCCGGTGCACTTGCAGCTCAGTGAACAGCCACGAGTTGAATTCTAGAGTGAGCCCCTTCCTTAAACGATATCCAAGAAACGCTTCACAAATTCCATGGTCCTCCGAAGCACCCACACTCAGTGAGGTCTGAGGATCTTCCAGGCCAGCGGCCTTAGCGGCCTCAGCTACCGAACCACCAAGATCAGCTTCATGCTCAGCGTGCCTAGCCAGAACATCTAGCTCGGCGCCCATGGACTCGTTCTTTTCAAACTTCATTTCAGCGGTAAATGGATCGCCCTACGAACACAAGGCAATTATGACAATTATCACCAGCACCTCTGACCTTGCCCGAGCGATCCCGGGAAGGCGACACAATGAGCTGAGATCTACCTTCGTTAAGGTGTTTTCCGACTTGGTCGCTAAGGGCGTTTTGAGGATAGACCGCAACGGACCTGACGCTTTGGCTAACTGGCATAGCATCATTCCCCCGGGCGAAGTGTTGGCACAGGAGACTGCCTACCGTGACGGCAAGGGTCGCCCAGGGGTTCACATTGAACTGACGTACTTGGCATGTCTGATCCTACTGGCCCGCTCACAGTCCCCAACGGATAGCGAAGCGTTGGCTGAGGCGGTCTCCCAAGCGAAGGAGGCCGCGATATAGCCACACGAGAGGTCCAGACCTGAGAGTCGCCGCTGAGCGGGACGCGATCAACCTCCTTGTCGGCCACCCATGATGGCGATTATCGCCTCACCGCCATACCCACCTTGCACACAAGTGGCGCTGCTTCATACTGTTTTCATGCGGATGAACGTGGCGGTCTTTGCCCTAATCCGCCGCTTCAGCCATCACGGCCAGTGCTTCGTGCTCCATGATGCGGAGATCGGGGAAAATTTCGGTGAGCTCTCGGCGCCTGATTCCGAGCATCGACGCGACCGAGGGAATGGCTGTGTAGTCCAGACCCGAAGGTCCGCCCTGCCCCAAGCGCCACTGCGTGCCCAATGCCTCGAAGACTCTGACGGCCGCCCAGGCATCTGGCCAAACTTCCACCTCTTCCTCGGGGAGGTCGGCCAGGGTCAGACCAATGGCCGCAAGCTGCTCGGCGGACGGGCCACGCTCGTACAGTGCCCGCGCCGCCGCCCTCAGTTTCCCAGGCGGGCCGGGCTGTAGGCTTCCTGGTATGCATTCAGCACGGCCTGTGGGGCGCCGATGCAGGTGGTCACCAAGTCGAGGACGGTTGCCTCGTTGAACTCGTCGTCGAAGCTCCATCCAACAGTTACAGCCTTGATCTGGTCGGCTTGCAACTGGATCTGGCCAGCGGTGAACTGTTCCAGGCTCATACCTTCGACCTTGGCCTTTTCCGCGTGGGTCTCCGCTGCCTGGTTCCAGCTGTCATACAGCCTGGCCAGTTCGGTGCGGTCAAAGTAGCGGAAAGTGAACTCCACCGGCACCGGCTCGGCGCCCACACGCGGAATCTTCACCTCAGCGGTGAACGTCGGATTCTGCGCGATCTTGATCTTCGACATGGGCTCTCCTTAGGCGCTGTAACGGGTCGGACGGCCAGACAGGCCGACGCTGATGGTGCGGGTCATCAGCTGGTTGCGCTCCATGGTCGGGGTGCTGGTGATGCTGACGTAGCCAGGCATCAGGATCTGACCGCCGCCGGGAAGCTTGAGGCGGATCACCGTCAGTTCCTTGGAGTCGTCGTAGCCCTCCACCACCGGCACGTACAGCGCAGTCGGCTGGTCCTCGACCGTCACCGACACACTGATCGGGTTGCGGTTGGTCGGGAACTGCAGGTCATCGTCGTTCTCGAGGTATCCGACCGTGAGGAACTGCTGCTCGCCGCCGGATACGGTGAAGCCGGTCACTTTCGAGATCTGCGTCCAGCCCGACACCGGGACAACCGAGCCAACGCCGGCACCAGCGGTGTACCGGTCGGTGTTGGTGGTGTCCAGACCAGCCAGCGAGAACGCGTCGGTAGTGACGTTGGTGGCCTTGGCGGTCCGGTCGTTGATGAGGGCCCAGCCGGAGCTGATCAGCAGAATGTCGTCGGCAACGATGCTGTGACCTACCGCGCTCGCCACTGGCGGCTTGGTATTGGTCAGAGCAGTGAAAGGCATGGCGGTGCCCAGGGTGCTGGCAATCTCCAGCACAGAACCGTTCGGCAGCGGGATGCGTGCGGCCATGTGTATTTCCTCTTGGTAGCCCGCCGTGCGGCGGTGTTATGCCCCAGCGGGCGGTTGGTCCGCGATGCCGCGGTAGGTGAAGCTGACCGGGACTGTGTAAGTCGCCGGCTCGGGGATGGTGGGGCCCTGCTCTACCGGCTCGACGACCAAGCCTTCGAAGCCGTTGCGGCTCAGCTCGCTGTCGACACGGAAGACACTACTGAGCTCGTCAATCACGGCCTCGGCAGTCGCCAGCGCCTGTCCGGCCGGAGACACGATGCTGACCTGGTAGATCCCGGCGTACTCGTAGGCCTCACCGCCCAAGTAGCGGCAGGTGGCGCTGGCCGGGAGCAGAAAGGCGCGCAGGTAGGTTTCGTCGGGGCCTGGCTCGAAAGCCTGCTCGAAGTTCGCCACCCTTATGGGTCGGGCAAAAGCCCAGGCCGCCAGTTTGATCTCGATGGCCTGACGGGCACGTGCATGGCTCATACGCTGTTGTTCCTGATGGCTTCGTCAACGATCCGTTGGAAGTTGGCCAGGGTAACCCTGACCATGCCGGCCGGGGCCTGGGTTGAGTGGCCGTATTCCAGCGGCACCGCGTACGCCAGGTTGTTCACGATGTAGGCGGTCTGGCCGATGGTTAGCGCCTGCACCTGAGTGATGAGCGCGGTAATGGCTTCACTGCCCGATGGGTCGATACGGTCTAGCTCTTCGGTCGCAGGCGAGTCGATGGAGAACTGCCAGTTACCCCGGAACCGCCCACCGACATAGCCCTGGCCTGCTACCAGGCCATTGGTGGCGAAGTTCTGCTCGCGCTCGGTCTTGGTGAGGGGCTTGGCATACTTCACGCCTTTGCGCAGATTGCCGGCCTTGGTGAAGTTTTCCTGGTTCAAGTTGATCAGTGTGTTGCGTACCGCGACCTTGAAGTCGTAGTCATCGGCAGCCCTAGTCGCCTTTGCCCGGTGTGCAACGTTGGCCGCCCAGAGCTCGGGATTGCCTACCGGCGACATGCGGATGACGCTACTGCCGATTTCGATCACGATCTCGCGGAAGGTGGCGTCCAAGGCTTGCTCCGCCTGCTCGGCGAATGCCCGAATTGCCTCAGCGAAGACACCCTGCTGGCCACCGTATCGCTGGGCCATGTGTGAGCCGCGCGCCATATCATTTCCTCAGCTGGACGGTCCAAGTCGCTTGGGCAGGGTCCTGAGACACGTTAAGTGCGCGGTAGCCGCTCACCTGGTCGCCGATCTTGGGCAGCGCTGGGACATCGGTTACAGCGCCTGCCTGGACCTCGAACAGTTCGTTCTGGAGGACCAGGAGCTTCACGTCCTCGGTCTGGATGCGCGTGCCATCGATTTCCTTGGCCAGGTAGCTGCCGAACACGGCTCGACCGGCGTAGTAAGTGGTAGAGGCCGGGACGGTGCCGCCGATCTCGGGGTCATATCCGCCCTTAACCGTGCGGCTCCCGGCTACGGGCTTCACCGCGTCGGCAAGGCCGTCTGGATCATCGAACGCTTCCGCCAGCTCGGCCTGAAGTTCTTCACGCATGCCCATGGGTCAGATCCTCTTGAGCATTATGGTGCCGGCGCGACGAGTCCATGGTGCGATGAGGTCGAGAGCGAAGTTCTCGCCGGTCGAGCGATCGACAGACCCCGCAACGTAGGTCTTGCTGGTCGAAGTACCTGACTGGGCCGACACGGTCTTGCTCTGCACCTCGCGTTGGGTGTCCTTGTAGAGCTGGCCAGCCGCAGCCAGCTTGGCCACCTGCGCGCCGGCACTCACGATGGCGTCAGGCACCGGGCTGGGCACCGGCCGCTTGATCTTGGCCGTGAGCCAGGCGTTGGCCATGGCCACAGCAAGGACCGCATCACCGGCATCAGCCCAGCCCTGGCCAAGCTTTTCGTCAACGTCAGCGACAGTGATGAAGTCGGTCATCGGCTATTCCTGCGGGATCAGGGCTTGCAGGTCGGGCTTCTTCGCGCTTGCATCGAAGTCGATGCCCTTGGCGGTGAGCCAATTCTTCAGTTCTGGCACGTTCATCTTGTGAGGGTCAGTCTCGGGGTCACCGCCGCCCTCCTCCTCGATCGCCTTGTCGATCTCCGCTTGGCTGCTGACCGAGACGTAGCCGTTCGGCGGATAGGCCGACGCCTTGTAACCCTCTGCCACCCACTGGGAGATGGTCGGCCCGTCCAGGCGCAGACCTTCCTCGATCTCACTCACGCTGATGCCCTGGCGCTGGTAGGCCTCGCTGATGTGTGGGGCATCGCCCTGCACTGACACCGAGGTAGCGCCGTCGATCACGCCGAAGAATTGGTCCAGGCGGCGATAGCAGGTGCCTCGCTCGCTGCCCGGGGTGTTGGTGTAGATGACTTTCATGCTGATCTCCTGCGCAGGGCGCCAGGCCGGCGCCCCGCATCATGGGGTCAAGGGGTGGCGGTGCCGCTGATGACCGCAGCGAACGGAACCTGCTTACGGTCGAAGACGCGCTTCCAGTTCGCTGCTGCGGCGTACTGGGCGGCGGTCGGGCTGAGGTTGCGGTTCTCGCTGCCCTGCCAGCTGAAGCCGGCCGGCTGGAGGATGTAGGTCTTGCGCTCCCACAGTACTTCGGCACCGCCACCGTTGCCGCCATCGGCTTTGCGCTGCATCTCGACCGGCATGTGCGGGTCGCCCTCGCCGTAGCCGAAGGCGCCTTGGCCGAAGAACAGCGAGAGGTACTGGCCCGGGGCGTAGGTCAGTGCGTCATCCATGAACACCGGCTTGCCCAAGTAGGTGGCCAGGATGATCTTGCCCTGCGAGTCGCGCAGGTACTCGATCATGTCCTGCTTGACCATCTGGTTCATGACGACCGAGTGCACGCCGATGGCGCCGAACATGTCGGCGGCGTCGCCGGCGGTGAAGGCGGCATCTTGGAAGGCGTTAGCACTGATCGAGGCGCCCGCATCCTTGACCATGTCGCCACCGTTCTGGGCGATGTTGGCAGCGATGATGCCTCGACCCGCGCCCATCAGGTAACGCTGCCACTGGCGGGTCCAGTAGGTGCCGAAGCGGTTGCGGATGTGCTGCATCGGCTCGGAGTTGGCCAGCTCAGCAGTCAGGTCGGAGACTCCGTAGCCTTTGTTGAGGTACAGGGTCCGGGCGCGCATGCTGCCCTGCTCGGCCTTGCCGACGGCGCCAAGATCGTCAGGGTCATCGTTGGAAATGTTCGGCGCCTCGTCGGCGTCGAGATCCTGCCAGTAGCTGATCTCAGAGGTGCCCTGGCCGTTCTTGGCGATGTTGTCCAGGGTGGCTGAGCGGGTGATGATGCCCGACTCGTAGACGGCGGTCTTTTCTGGAGAGTTCACCGGCTCCAGAGTGCCGTAGTAGTCGGCGACAAAGATGTCCGACAGTTGGGTAGATGCCATGGGTTAGGTTCCTCGGGTGGCTTGGAGTTTCTTGAACGCTTCGGGGTTGTCACGAGCCATCGCTGCACGCTCGGTCTCGGTGTACTCGCCCCATTTCTTCGTGGCCTTGCCACCGTTGTCGCCGGTCTGCCCGGCACCCTGAGCCCTTGGCCACAGGTGGGTAGCGGTTTCGCGCAGCGATTCCGCCCATTCGAGAGGAGACAGCGGGGTCTTGCCGTCCTTCCCGTACACGACTTCGCCGGCACGGTCAGTGGCGACAGGCTCGCCGTCTTCGCTCAGTTTGAAGGTGCCGCGGGCGCGAAGAATGATGTCCTCAGCGGCCTCGGGCAGCGCACCGGCCTTGATGGCGGCAGCACGGATGGAGTCAGCCAGCACCTTGTCGCTGTACTTGGCAGCGAAGGCCTCGGCCTTCTCCGCGCGCTCGTTGGCGGCCTTGACCTGCTTATCCAGGTCGGTGCGCAGGCGCTCGGTACGTCGGGTGATGACCTCGTCCAGCTTGCCCTCGGCGATCAGCTTGGTCTCTTCGTCCTGGCCAACCTTTGCCAGCAGGCCCTTGACGGCTTCGATATCCAGGCCTTCGAATTGACCCTTCAGTCTGTCCAGCTCGGTCTTGATGGTCTTGTTGGAGCCGATCAGCTCCTGGTTCTTGGTCTTGAGGCCCGAGACCTCGCCGTCCAGGAATTTCTGCACCTCGCCGCCAAGGGCTGCCTTCAGCGCGGCGGTTTGGGTTTCGTCGAGGGTCAGGCCGTGAGCGGCCGGATCGAAGTCAAAAGGCATATGGCTATCCCCTGGGGATTGATTGGCCCGCCTGGCGGGCATAAAAAAACCCGGCGCCTGGCCGGGTTCAGAATGAGGGTTATCGCTTGGGTATTCGCTCGGAGTCGGGCACTAGCACGTTCATCCGTTTGAGCATGGACATAAGACCTCCATGCAGCCCTGTTTTGGTTGCTTTCCGACGAACCAACTGAGCTTTGATCAAATGTCCAGGTCCGTTGTAGATCTCCTCGAATGTGCCATCGCGATTCATGCGAATACCGAGGTAGTAGTCGGGGACATGATGGACCGGAAATGTGAGGCTGGTCCCGAACGTCGTTTTAATCTGGACATTGCGGCCATCCTCAGTGACTGCATCGTGATGCTTGGTCAGGCCTTCATTCAGAGTCAAACGGTAGGCCAGACTTGCTACAACCTCACCGATGTCTCCAACCAAGCGCCCATCAGGAGTGAAGGGCTTGCCCGGATAGGCCTGTTGAAGCATAGAGACGGCGGTGAACAGCCCCTTGAGGGCCTCTTCGATCTTCAATTGGATGGCTTGATCCATGTTAGCTCCTTGAGAAGAACCAAGATGCTACCTCAGATCCCCGCCCGCTCGAACGCTAGCGGCTCCAGTTCTTTGAGCTGCTCCAGCGTCAGAGGTTTGAAGTTCTTGTCCAGTTGCAGCGCGGCAAAACGCTCGGCCGTCAGGCCGCCATCGCGGAAGAGCTTGCCGCGCACCGGCCCAAGCGCGGCATCCTGGAAGGCCGCTGGCTGCGTTTTGAGCCACTGGTAGTAGCTGAGGCTTGCCGATACCTGCCCGCCACCATCAGCACCCACGGCTGCCCTCGTGGCAGCCTGCCCGAACAGCGCTGATAACCTGGTGATCGGCGTGATGGTCGTCCGGCAGTGAATGTGGAACGGGGGCACAGGCCCCTTGCCCATCTCGTACTCTCTGCCATCGAGGCTGCGGCACTGCACGCTGGTCTTCCGGTCCAGCGTGGCGACGATCCGATATCCAGGCACCACCTCGGTATTCGCCCTGAGCGTTTCCATGCGCGCCGTGGCGGCCACATGCTGGACTGCGGTCTGAACGACTGCCCGAGCACTCCGGTTCGTGACGGCCAGCACACCGTCCGTGAAGTTCTGCGCGGCGGTGCCGCGCACGGCCTGGGTGATCTCGGCGTTGGTCTGGCCCTGGACGACACCCATCCGGATGGCGTTGGTGACCCTGTCAGCTTCGGTTCGGGTCCATCCGTTCAGGAACGGCTTGAGCAGCTTGCCGCCATCGACGCCGGCCACCTGCAGCGGCTGCGTGTTTATCGCCGCCCTGAGAAGCGAGTCCGCCGGCATGACCGCATCGATAAGCAGCGCCTTGGCCAAGCTTCGGCCCTCGAACGCTGCTTCGTACTGCGCGATGTCCACCAGGTCGGACTGCATCCGATCGCTGAAGGCCCTGTAGATCTCCAGCAGCTTGCCGCCCACCCGCCCCAGGAACTCTTCCAGCCGGCTCCGGCCGTAGGTGGTCAGCTCCTTGCGGGTGAGCTGGTCACGAACATGGCTGTCAGCCCGGCGCAGGTAGGTCTCGAACTTCTTGACCTCGCCAGCCTTGAGCCGCTCAAGCAGTACCGAGTGGCGGCTGACCTGCTCCAGCAGCTTCTCGTCCGCCGTTTGCTCCGGTTTCGTCGCCATCGTCTTTGTCCAAGTTAACGCCGCCTGCGCCGTGGTCGTCGCCGATCAGTTCGGCCTCTTCGTCGTAGGGGTGCTCGGGAAGCTTCCCAGTAGTGAGGTATTGCCAGTAGGTCTCGGCGCTGATGGTGCCGGCCATGACGCTCTTTTGCAGTTCAGCCAGCACCTGGGCGTTGACCTCAGGGGTCACGAACTCAGGCTTGACCGTGAAGACCACCTCGTCCGGGTTGAAACCGGTCCACTCTGCGGCGTACCGAAGGGCCTGTTCGATCGCCTCTGCGGCGGTGATGACGATGCTGTGCAGGGTGGCGTGCTGGTCGTTCTGCCTGGTCTTGCGAGCCTCGCCCGATTCGGTGCCTGAGATGTCCATGACCTTGGCGCCCGCTTCGAGAGCGGCGTTCTTCTGGTCTTCCATCGCTTTGCGGACAGCTTCGATGCCGGCGCCCTGGAACTCCAAGTAGCCACACTGGCCTTTCGGGCCGAGATCCCATGCCGCAGAGGGCCCGGTCACGCTGAGCTCCACGCTCTCGTCCAAGCCGGATATCCACGGCTGCGGGTGGCTGGTCTGATGCAGGGCAGTGAAGTAGTCGGCGCTCAGCTGGTAGGACTTCAGCGCGGCCCTGGCCATGGTCAGCAACGGGATCTCGTCCACGTCGGGCGAGTTGTCGGTGGAGCCGCAGTAGATGACGGGGATGTAGCCCAGGCCGCGCACCAGGTTGTTGTTGCCGTCTACTGTGCCCAGGGGGCGATCCTCCTCGATCAGCTCGCCAGCCTCGTTGCGCACGCCTGTGCGGCAGACCACGCCATCCATGTAGAACTCGCGGTACACCGTCTCGCACTCGTGGCTGTAGCGATCCTGCTCCTTGCGCCGGAACTCACGGAACACCGACAGCACCAGGTCCTGGCGCCCACCTTGATCGGCGGTGTCCCAGTTGATGGCGTTGCGCACCGCGTAGGTGGCGAAGTACGGCTGGCCCTGGTCATCGATATTGACCACCAGCGGCACTCGCCCATGGGAGATGGCCTGGCGCACGATCCGCAGGAACAGCTGGGTCAGGCCGAAGCCATCCGCCGTGGCGTTGTCCTCCAGACCCTTCAGGCCCGAGGGCAACTTCACCTCGGGAATCAGCCGAGAGACTAGGCCCATCATCGAGCGCAGCGAATCTCGCACCCAGTGCTCGTACTGGGCCCGGTCGGTGTAGTTCCGGTAAAGGTAGGCATTGCCGGCGCCGTCCAGCTTCTCGGCCTCGATCATGCCGCTAGGCTTGGGCAGATTGCGCGGGCTGCGCTTGATGGCGCCTTCGCCCTCCAGGGCGTCGTCCATCATCCGCCACTCTTCGATGTGAGCGTCGTAGTCTGGGTTGGTGGATTGAACAGGCATTACGCCAAACCTCCGATGCGGCGGGTGCCGGCGGACTGAGTCTTGATCGGGAACCGCTTGGCGATGAAGTAGCCGGCAGCGTCGTTCATGTGGTCGTGCCCCTTCTTGGGATCCTTGTCCGGCTCACCTTTGTCGGTGTAGGTCTGCCGTTCCAGACACTGAGTCAGTTGCGGGCACTGGTCGATGTTGACCTTCATGCGCCGCTCCCCGTAGGTGTTGAGAAACATGGCGTTGACCGCATTGATACGGTCCTTCACGCCGGGGTTCTGTGAGTCGACCACGACGGTGAAGCCGGCCTTCTTAAGCAGCGACAGGTCCGACTCGCTGGCGTTCTTGCTGCTGGTGTTCTGGCCGCTGGCGTCCGGGTACACGGAAACGCTGTGCCCGGAAAAGCGGACCTTGATCTTCTCGATCATCTCGGGCGTGTCGCGCACTGAGTGGAACTCGTCCAGCGCCAGCGGCAACCCTTCACGAACCACGTACACAACCGCGGCCATCTTCATGACGTTGAAGTCCATACCGATGTGGATAGCCTCGCCTGGCTTGATGCGCTCGCTGGTGCGGCACTCAACCCGGTCGAACGTGTAGTAGACGACCCCGGCATAGTTCTCGAACCCGGCCTCATATTCCTGGCGGAACGTGCGCGGGTCCATCTTGCGTCGAGCGGCGTCCAGCTCATCGGCTGGGACGTTACCACCCTGCAGTGAGGTGTATTGCCAGCTCTTATGGTCCGGCTCCCCGCCCGGCTGCCCGTCGCGGTAGGTGTCGTAGCAGTGGTTGAACCCCTTCGGAGTGCCGATTCGCAGCGCATGCCCGCCTTTGCGCGACTCTCCGGTCTGGGGAATCGTGTACTGGCAGGTCGAGAGCATCGGCCTGAGCACTTCTTCCCAAGCTGCCCACGGACAGTCCGCCCATTCGTCCACCAAGACGAAGAACAGGCCCGAGCCCCGCAGATTGTCGTAATTGTCCAGGCCGACCACGCGCATGATGTGGCCGGACTTGAGGGTGATCGAGCACTCGGTCTCGTTCGGTCGGGCAGCGCGCCAGGCCTCAGGGATGGCCTGCTTCAGGCGCCGCCAGAAGACCCGCTTGGCCTGCTTAAACGTTGGCGCGCCATACCAGATCTCGTCCTCGACACTCACTCCCCACTCCGCAGCCAACCGGGCCGCACGGCGCATTTCAGCCTTGCCGAGGAAAGTCTTGCCGAACCGCCGCCCGCATACTGCATCACGGAAGCGCGCTTCAGGCTGGAAACCCCAGCAGTAGATGTTCGCCTGCTTCGGCGTCAGCTTCACCGGCGGGTCATAGGTACGGGGTAGTCGGGACACCTTCGTCTGGCTCCAGCTTGTACTCAGCAACAGCGTGCGGCTGATCCGCCTGGGAGCCCAGGGGCTTGTCTGGTTCGAGCTTGCGGTTGACGTACATGTCGCCGCATTCCTTGGCTGCCTGCTCGTACAGCTGAGCGGTCAGGGCCAGGTTCCGCATGTTCTCGGCTTTCTCGGCCATTCTCCCAAGCCCGCGCAGCCGAAACGCCCGGTTGGCGATTGGGATGTCTGCGGTCTCTTCACGAAAGCGCTTTCGGCATTCGTGGAAAAGGTCAGCCCACTTTTGGGCCAGGCCTCTGCCTGCATACTTGGTGGGGTCATGCGATTCGCACTGCTGGCGACTCACCTCGACCCCGAATTCCTTCTTGACGGCCTCCACCACCTGGCTGGGTGAATCGAAGCAGGCCAGAGCCTGAACAATGAAGGCTTTGACCTCGCTTCGTAGTGCTGCCATGGGTTTGTCATCCGTCAAAACCTGTCAAAAATCAGGCCGACTTGAGTAGGCAGGTTCCGCAGGCCCTCGAAATGTTGAAATTGAGCGTGATTCAGATGTGCGCCCAGGTCCTTCGCGCTGCAACGTCTCGCACCGTCGCCATCGACACGCCAAGTTTCGCCGCCAATTCAGCCTGTGCTGACCTTGTCAGGGGACACGTTGAGCGGATGGTGTGGACTCCTGCCTCTGTGAGCTTGGAGTGCCCATTGCGCTCACCCTCTGCAGCATTGGCGCCATGGTCGTATCCATGCTTACGATTGCCCGAGGCGTTAACCCACTCGAGGTTTGTCACATCGTTGTTGTCTCGAGTGGCATCAATGTGATTGACCTCTGTTGCACCCTCAGGCCTATCGATGAACGCCTCTGCGACCAACCGATGCACTCGCACGGACTTCCGCCGCCCCGAGTCAGTGAGGTTTACAGCGGGATAACCACAGACAAGAAATTGCGAAAGGATTGCACCTGCGACTCCGCTGTTGCGGGTAGTCAGGCGCTTGATTCGGCCCTTGTCGCTTACTGCGTAATTCGGCCAATCCTGAATTTGCTTCCACTGTTCGTCCACTCATGCCACCCCTCTGATGCATGTACCGCAAGAACGCGCTATCGCAACCCTCGAAACCTCGGGGGCGCCTTTGGCAGCATCGATCATCATCTGAACTTCCTGTGACGCGCCATATCGCCTAACGACGCTGACAAATTCTTCCACATCATGGCTACGCATAGTGAGCTTGGGGGATCCGTCCTTCTTGAATTTCGGGGTTCCGTACTGATCCTGCTCTTGAGCTATGTGAAATAGCTCATGCTCAATCAAGGCGCAGAACTCAGCATCAGTGCACTCGGCGCAGTAGTCAGCTGCAAGCGTAATGAGAAACTCAGGCTCTTCACCGAACCACTGCCGCATCTGCTGCTCTTGCCGTGCCTTCTGCCATCCACCCGCACGGAACATCAGCTGCTCGGCCTGGCCGAGAACCACCCGCCCCTGCTTGGCGAATCCCGTTGATGCCCACAGCACGCCGATGTTGGCGTCAATCAGGTGGGCGTGCTCTGGGTTGTGGATGCTCCCGGTGTCAGCAAGAATCTCGCTTTGCACCCAATCCCACACATCGGCGGCCGGGCTCAGACTCAGCCAAAGCGATTTGAGCAGATCACCTGGCGGCATTGGTCTGCTCATTGGGCACCTAAATCTTGAAATGATGGCGTGTTGCCGGTATTTGTAGCGCCCCTATCAGAAAGGACGCTCCCTCATGCTCTTCGCTAAAGCCATTCCCCTCGCCATTTCCGCTATTGGCGTATCACTTCTCGCGGGCTGCGCCATGCGGCCTCCGGCAACCTGGACCGATAAAGGTACCGGTGCCATAGCGACGCAAAAGGGGTTCATTAACTGCTACACAGACGCAAACCTGATCGATGGCAAGCGTACAGAGGGAACAATCTGCGCTACTCCAGCCACTGGTTTCTTAAGTGATGGCGAGCCTGGGGTCTTTGCTGGAGTTGGATACGGCCAACCGTTCAAGCTTGAAATCAGCAAAACCTTTCAAGGTTTCAAACTGCCTTTCGGTGATCGGACCGGGCTGCTGAAATGCGCTCCATTGAAAACCGAGCCAGGCAAGATCATTCCTGAATCCGTCTGTACGCTGACCCTCAACGATCAGAAACTGGTGAGTGCCAAGATCATCTTTGACGGCATGAACTGAACAAGAAGATTGCACCGCGACACACCTACCCAGCGACACAAAACGTCACGATCTGGCCGCCGGTGTAGATGTCGCGCTTCATGGCGGCGCGCACCGCTTCTTCGGCACTTGCGCCCATATCCATTGCGGCCAGGGCGTATGCTGATCCGCTGCCGATAGCGTCAGGGTTGGCCGGGTCGAGGTCCTGCTTCCAGACTCCGGTCTTGTCGTCGTGACCGACCATGATGAGCCTGCCGCCATCAACGGCATAGCCGGAGCACTCGACAGGCACCGGCGACGGAGTGCCAAAGTAGGCCGCAATCAGGGCCTTCTCATCGCACACGGCGCCGGACAGGAAGAAGCTGACCCCATCAACGATCTGGCACTTCACAACGTCATCCGAGACGATCGAGCCGCCGCGGGTCTGGCGGGAGTCGCAGGCGATTACGCCGTCCTTGTAAGCAATGGTAGTCATTCAGTTCTCCGCGCCACGAAACGGCGCACCTCGATTTTGTGGCGCGGATTACTCCGCCGGCTTGCAGCGCTCGCAGTCCAAGTGCCGACAGATCCAGCGCTTGACCCGTGGCCACCAGGTGACCATGAAGATGTGCCGGACGCCAGCCATGGCCAGGGTCGTGTGCAAGGTGAGCACCGCAGTGGTCTGGCCGAAGAATAGGCTCTGGTTGCGGGCGGTGACGACGAATCCGCTGATGGCGATCGCTGAATAGATCAGCTTGCCGATCACCCCGTCGCGCACCCTTCCGCTCAGCACGCACCAGATTGCCCAGAAAGCGATCAGGCCGCAGGCGATGGTGTTGATGGTTTCAAGGCTCATGGCTGGTTGCCTCCCCCGAACCTCTGGCGGATGAGCGCCCAAAGGTCAGCGGCTTTGATTGCTCGGTTGATGGCGGCAAGTAGGGAGCCACCGAAGGTGCCGAGCAGGAAGCCAACACCAGCGACGGTATTCGGCTCGGTGACGCCCAGGTATGAACTGACCATCCCCGTCAGGTACAGCGCGCATGCCACACCGGTGATCAGGAAGATCATCCATGCGCGCCAGTCGGTCAGGTCGTCTTTGTGCCACCAACTGGCGACGATAACCCCGAATAGGCCCGCAATTAGCAGATCAAGCCTGTCGAGCAGGCGATGAAAATTCTCCATGCGCTCGACTCCGGGGGCATGCTTAGAATGGGTAGCCTAGGCAGCACTCCCTGCTCAGAGCGAAGAGTGCGGCGGGACCGAAAAGAAAAGGCCCAGCGCGATGGCAAGACCTAGAAGTTTTACTTGAGCTAGAGTCGCACTTTTCTGCTAAGAGCCCCCACGCTATGGGGGCCCAAAGCATTCAGCAGAGCTTACGCAACAGTGCCATCAGGGTTCAGAAAGTCCCAGCGAATGAGAGCCGGAATGTTGTAGGTCTGGGTGAGCTGCATATAAACCCCAAGCCCGGCAGGAATGATGATGGGCTGAAAGTCCGCCTCACCCTGAGAAATGATAGGCAGATCCCTGGACGAGGTAGTCGTCGGGGCTGTCACGCCAACGCTTACGATGTTATTGGCCCAGGTACGCAGATCGTATAGCACAATGCCGTTAACATTTTCTTCTGGCGTAAACAGCGTGCCAACTTTGGCGGCCATACCGCTGAAGGACAGATTTTTGAAGTGCTTGCCGAGGACTCGTACAGTCATTTTGTCACCTATTGAGTAGAATGATTAATCGCGGAGAATTCCGCTTTCATGTCGCTCAAAGGCGATTGCTCGAAGCTCAGGGCCTTCACTCGTTCCACCAGGTCAGCAATACCAGCTGGCTCTCACTGCCTTGTACACGAGGAGTGGAATGACTATCTCAGCAAAGTACTGGATATACAACCAGTAACTGCTCTAGCCACCCGCATCCACGGTCAGAAGGCCTCACCCGACCGGCCCGGTCTCGTCATCGACAGTCCAGAAACGAAAAAGCCCCAGCGGATGCCAGGGCCCGGGAGCAAAATACGCGCACAAGGCGGGCATTTCGGGAAATTGCTGATTCAGATCTGATGGCTGTAGAACAGCGAGTACGATTCGATACCGTCGTTGGGCTGCTTGATGCCAGCGTTGGAATAGTGAATAGCTCGGATGCCCACCTTCTGGGTCTCCCCGATCTTCAGGCCGGCACCGATCCGGTCTTCGAAGTTGAACGCCGAACCGAATTCCTGATCGCCTGCGGATGTGCCGGAGAACACCGCCAAGCCGATGCCAGCTTCAACGAATGGCTTCACGTTGCCGCTGCCGAATTCGTAAACAAAGACCGGGGAGAAAGACAGCGAATGCGCACCACCAGAAGCATCGCCTGCTTCCCAGTAAGTGTAGCCCGCATCCCAGTAGCCAGTGAGGCGCCCGGTGCTCGACTCGAACCAGGACTTATCCCAGTTAAAGCCAAGGCCGACGCGGGCGGTAATGCCACCTTGGCCCGTTGCGCCGATGGCTCCGGACAGTTCGGCAGCGCCAGCTGACACGGCAAAGAGGCTGAACACCGCCGCAGCGATGAATGTTTTCATAATCACGGTCTTCCATGGTTGTTTGTAAGCAAACTATCAGAAGCAAAGTGACATCAAAACGTTCAACACCTTGAAACATTTTTTTTTGGCGTCTATGGCGCGAAGCTTGGCCGAAATGACGATCTGCGCTTTAGATGCGTGAAAGACCCGTGCTAGACGAGTCCAAGCGCTTCGCTACTGGTAACAAAAAGCCCGACACGATGGCCGGGCTTTGTGCGTCACTCCTCAACACGCGCAGGAATGACAGGATGGAGCAAATTTACGACATGGCGACATGACATTGCAAGCCCTTTTGAGGGCCTTTTCACGCGGCTTCGTCGAATAGCACTCCAATCGCTTCGAGCATGTGCTGGGCCTCGACCAGCGCCTCGTTCACCAACGCCTCCAGAGCGCCCTTGATAGCCCGGTTCCAGCGCTGGTAGGTGCGCTCGGTCAGGCCTTGAGAATCCCAATTGGTCATGTCGTAGTTCGACTCAGCCAGGACGATCATCTCCCCCGGCTTCACCTCGGCCAAGGCCCGGGCATTCTTGTTGGCGCGCTCAGCCGCAGCGGCAGCCGCCCTGTTGCGCCAGTCCCACTGCCCTTCCCGTTCGTTCTCGCGCGGCTCAGGGGCCTTGACCTGGGGGATCTTGCGCTGAATGCCCTTCGTTTGCTGTGGAACCGCCCAGACCAGCACGGCCTGCTGAGTGAACCGCTTCGGCGCCGGGGTTTGGACGACGGCAATTAGCCGGCCAATGGAATCGACCTTGCGCCCTTTGTGCGTGCTGTACTTCGCCACCAGAGCGTTCCAGTGCCGCGGGGAAAGCTGGGCATGGAGCAGCCGGTGAACGATCGAGTCAGCAAGCAAAGCTGCATCCTTCCCGGAGATCTCTCCCTTCAGCTTGCCTGCCTGCACTCGGGGCTCGACGCTGCACCCGCCAGCGCTGTTGATCGTCTCTGCCGCCAGAGCCCGCACCACCGCCGATACCACGTTTTGATAAATCATCGTCCTTGCTCCTTCTTCCGGCGATTCGCGATGAGCTGGGCGCGCGTGACGCACCAGGTGGAGCTGATGAACATGGCCAGCAGGAGCAGGCCGACGATTTGTTCGATGGTCCAGGTCATGCTGCTGCCCTCTTGAGGTCACGGAGTTTCTGGCGGTACAGGGCCTTGATGGCCTGCAGGTCTGCGATGGTCAGGCGCTGGGGCTTATGAGGCCCTTCGAGGAATTCCACCTGGTCGGTGCCGATGCGCTTCACCAACCGGATGCGGTACTCGACCGCGTTGCCCGAAAGGTTCCGGTTGCACTTCACGCACTGTCGGTGGACGTTGAGCGGTTCAAACCGCAACTCAGGGCATGCACCCACCGACCGGTAATGGCCAGCGTCCCAGCGACTGCCGGTAATCAGGTCATGGTCGCTCGGGTTCGAGTCGCAGCTGATGCATGGCAGGCCGGCGTCACGCTCGCGAATGTAGGCATTGAACGCGGTCTGCGCCTCGGCCATGTGTTCGCGGCGGGTCTTCAGCTTCTCCCGGCGCACCTGCAGGTCTTCGCGCGCCTGCTTGGCAATCGCCTTGGCTGCGATCTTCTGCAGCTTCGGGTCTTTCGCCATAGCGCGGGCGCAGGCCATGCTGCAAACCGACTGCGTGCTCATGGCCGGCTTGAAGCGCTGGCCACAACCTGGTGCCTTGCACTTTTTGGGCTTGATCTCCTTGGCAAGCATCAGTACTGCCCTCCCCACCGATCCGGCTCAGTCCAGCGAACACCGTGCTCGGCGCCGAACGCGTGCATCACTTCGAACAGGTCGCTGAACCACTTCTGCGATTGCTTGCGGGTCGAGACGCCCAGGACGACGAAGCCGCCGTCGATGCCCGGTACCGCGTCCTGCTTCTGTACCGCCGCGCTGAAAATGTGCTTCCAGTCCTCGTCGGTGAGCTTGCCGCCGTACCACTCCACCTGCTGGGAGACATCGCGGAGCATTGCCCACATTTTCCGGTTGCAGACGTCGGGGCGCTTCTCGTCCTTGATGACCACCACCTTGGGTTTGGTCAGGTCGATGGCGTGCAGAGCGCCGTACAGCCGGTTGAGATCCTGGCTGCTGCGAATGGCGAACTCAGGCATTGGCCACCTCCTGCAGTTGCTTCTCCGCGGCGCGCACCCTGGCGGTGAGCTGACTGATCTCGTCCAGCAGGCCCAGCGCGACCTCCTCCACGGTCGTCTCGCCGAGGAACTTGTCCAGGGCGTCCGTGTGGCGCTCGAGCGCGTCACTGTCGGCGCGCCAGGAGGCAACTACCGACCACAGCAGGGGCTGGAGCTTTTGCTTGTCGATGGTCATGCGCGACCTCCTTGCAAGCGAATGTTTAACTCAGCCATCCATCCCTCTTGAACAACACTTTTCGGATTTATAGAATCTCGCGCACCGGCCTCAAGCCCGCGGAAACCTTGCGGAAAAGTGTCATCGCGAGTGAGAGGCCGATCACTTTTCCTGCTCAAGACTTCACTCTTCACACCCCCTCCCCGGCCGGCTGCCCGGCGCGCTTGATGTTCAACTTGGCCAGCAGGCTGGCGCGACACTGAGCGGCGCTGGTTGGGATCTGCTGGATCTCCAGCAGGCGCACCTGGCGCTGGGCAGCGTATTCGTCAGCGAGCTGGGCCAGGCCCTTCTGGCTGTCGTGACCGATGCCGGTGGCGATGTCGCCCAGAGGCTCGCCGGCGACCAGCATCCGGATCGTGATGTCGTAGGCCCGGGCGAACACCTTCTCGGCCCGCTCCACCTCCATCGATCCTAGGTTCTGCGCCTCGCACTGCAGGGCCGCGTGGCGCACCGCTGCGTGCGACCAGGTGCGGGAACCTGCCCTGCTGGGGTGGAAATTCTCCAGCGCCTCTGCCAGGGCCCGAGCAAGCGGCGGGATGCCCATCTCTTCCGGGGTCGGCTGGCACAGCTTGATGAACTTGCCGCTGCTCGGGGCGAAGTCGGTACCCAGCACCCGGCACTTCTGGATGCCGAAGCGGATCTGCTCGAGCGTGTTGATGCCCGCAGCAACGAACGACTTGATCCAGCTGCGCTTGGCAGCTTTCAGCGCATCGTCATCCGGCCAGGCCTGCTTCCACGCTGGGAAGATGGCCTGCAGCTCCTTGAACAGGGCGTTGACCACTTCGGTGGTGCCTGGGTCGAGTTGCTTGGCCGGGGCCTGCATCTCGGCGGGCAGATTGCGGGCCGAGGCCATGATCTGCGTGACGCTATTGGGAGCGCTCAGCGTGCTCATAGCGCCCCCAAGTCATCGGCCCATGTCGTGTCGTTGAAGTCGGGACCATTGGCCTGTCGCCGGGGTGGGAACGGATGGACATTGCCTGGCGCCGGCAGCTCGTCATCCCAGCGCTTGCCGTTCAGCCAAGTGGCCGGGTGCGGGATGAACTGGCCGCCGTCCTTGGTCCAGTCCGGCGAAGCCGCCCAGGCAGCCAGCGCGCTAGTCATACGCTCGAACAGGTCGGCGTCGACTTTCAGCTTCGACCAAGCCTTCTCAGCATTGGCCTTGCCCACCTTCCGCGGATAGAGCTTCCAGAACCGAACAAACAGGTCGCCGTCATCGCCCGATGACGAAGTCTTTTGATCTTGTTCTTTATCTTCTCTTCTCTTCTCTTCTCTGGTCCGCGTTCTGTCCGCATCGTCTGCGGACAAATTGCGGACAGAATCAGCCTTTCGAGAAACCCGCTTGCGCTCGCTATCGTTTGCTCGACGCTTCGCGCTGGCCCCGTTGTGCTCGTCAAAGCGAGGCATGACAAGGCTTCCCTCCTCATCGATATCTGCCCATTCGACATCAACCATGGCCTGGGTGAAGCCCGGCCAGCCGATCACGGCATCCATGGCATCGGTGGTGTACCCATGCAGCACTCCATCAGCTGAATGGGTGTCAAAGATGCTCCAAGCGACATGCAGTCCGCCGATCACCCGCAATCTGTCCGCACGCAATGCGGACACCATGCGGAAAACTTTCGGATGCGTCTGAAGATCTACGCGCATTTTGATCCAGTCTCCGGCCATTACTTGGCTCCCACGCCGACCAGGTCGACGAGTTCTTCGAAACGATCGATGTACCAGTGCGGCTGCGTTTCTCTCGGGCACTGAGGGCTGGTGATGTTCTTGCCGTAGCGCAGGCCCTTATCAGTCACGGACCAGAAGCACACAGGTTCGCGCTTGCTGTTCTGCCGGGTTCGAGCCTGGAGGAAGCCAAGCCCGGCCAGGGCACGGTTGAAGGTAGGGGCCGACGTGTTCACTCCGTGGCGCTTGAGCAGAGCTGTCACAGCCATAGTCGGCATTGAGCTCCCGCCGGTCGCATCTGGCGGGGAATCGATGGCATAGCTTGGGAGGAACTGCGGATCGAGCCCGTTGTTCTCGGCGATCTTGGCAAGCATCGCCAACTGGCTGGATGGAGCTGGCTTCAGCAATCGAGTGAAGCACTCCATGATGGCGATCTCGCCGATGACTTTCGTGCCGGTGGCTCCGGTGGCAGCCCTGGCCAGATCGCGCTCTTCCAATTCGCGCCAGCGACGGATCACCTTCATTCGCAGCGGTGCGCTGTAGCCTGCAAGCAGGCAATCGGTATGCTCGCGGTCCAAGAGGTACTGGGTTTGCCGGCGATTGCGGCCGTCCAGGTAAATGTCCTCAAATTTGAGGACATCGGCGCCAAGGTCACTGAGCATCGCGAGGATGTCGCGCCTAACGTTGTCATGCCTCTTGCCGGTCAGGCTCGCAAGCTCTCTCGAAGACATCGTGCGCGCCACGAAATCACCGCCAGCATTTTGTGGCGCGGGCCTGGGCAGGGCCTGTACATCGTGTTGGTGGGTGTGCATAATCGACTCCAGTCATATGCAGTTGAAGAAGCCGGGCCGCAATCCCGGCTTTTTTGTGCCCGCAATTCGGGCTTATCAGGCCCTGGTCAGGGCCGTCGATGGAACGGCGTCACTGAACCCCGTGGATTTCGGGGTTTTGTTCGGATGGCCAGTTCTCGACGGATCAGCTCGGCCGCCAGCGCACCAGGGGTAATACCCCGTCGTTCCGCCTCTCGCTCGAGCTGCTCCATCAATCCCTGGTCCAGGCCGACCTGTTCAGTAGGCATGGGCCCTCCTCCGGGCCTTCAGGCCACTTCTTGTTCAGCGGTAGTCTCCGAAGACAGGGCAGCCAGCTGCGCCTCCAGCAGCTCACGGCACAGCACAGCGCGCTGCGTGCGATGAAACGTCGCCAGTGCCTGGATCAGGTTGAAAGTGTCCTCGTCGACCCGGACCTTGATCTCGCGGTCATGCAGGTGCTTGGGGTTGGCGTACATGCGGGGATTGCTCCTTGCTGTTGAAGGTGGTTACGCGGCGCCTTTCAGCGCTTTTCGAGCGAATGGGATGAGGTCCGGGCGCAGGCCGGCGATGGTGATCTCGCCGCCCGAGGCGTCCTGCAGTCGTTCGGCGAGCTCGGTGGAGGCCTTCCGGTGACCACCTGCGAGCTGCCAGAGGTGGCCAACAGTGGTCTTCGCGTCGGCAGCGACCTGCTGCCGGCGTTCATTCGTGGCCCTGCCCAACCAATCACGGAGGTGATCATTCATGAGGGTTCTCCTTACACATAGAACGAAATTTAGCTTATGGCTAATTTCAGAGCAAGGATAATTTAGCCTTGCGCACATTTAGCAGTCAGCTAAACACTGGCATTCTTCGCGTCATGGATATCTACGAGATTCGCAAGCACAACCTGGTCAAGCTGATTGGCAGCCAGAGAAAAGGCTCCTGCGCCGAGCGCTGGGGGATGGCGCCTGCGCACCTGAGCCAGATCCTTTCGGACAAGACCGCGAAGAACTTGGGTGACGATGTGGCCCGGCGGATCGAGGGCATCGAAGGTCTTCCCCGCGGATGGTTCGACTCGATCCCTTCGGATGATGAGGCGCGCGCGGCATCGCCCGGGCTAGATTCCGGCGGAAAATCGGCCGCCGACCTGGTCAAGCAGATGCTGGCGAAGAGCGGCAAGGGGATTCCGGAGGAGACACGGCAGCGCTTGCTGGCGGCGGCCGAGGAGCCGGCAGCCACCAACGTGATCACCGCAGACTTCTCCCGCCCAGGACTGGTGGGTGATGAGGTCTGGATCGCCCACTACGACATCCGCGCGGCCATGGGCGGCGGCCAGGCGGTGCAGGACTACCCGGAAATGCTGCAGGACGTGCGCGTCAGCCCGCGGCACCTGCGCGAGCTCGGCGTGGAGTTCACCGAGCACTTCCACCTAAAGCTGGTCACCGGCTGGGGCCAGTCGATGGAGCCCACGATCAAGCACCGGGACCCACTGATCGTCGACGTGAGCATACGGGAGTTCGTCGGCGACGGGATCTACCTGTTCTCCTGGGGCGACCACATCTACATCAAGCGGCTGCAGATCGCTGACGAAGATCACTTCGAGATGATCTCGGACAACAGCAAGCACAAGGATCGAATGATTCGGCGGGAAGAAACCTACATCCAGGCCCGCGTGTTGCTGGTTTGGAACGCGCACTTGGTGTAGCCATGTCTCTGACAAAGCCCAACCAAGAACTCCGCCGAGGGCTCCAGGGTCTGGCCAGCGACCTGAAGTGGTCAGCCGTCGAACTGATGCGGATTGCGGCTCGCCTGAGCGAGGCCGGGAATGAAGCCGACGCCCAGGCAGTGATCAGGATCTGCCAGGTGATGCAGGCTGGGGAGGATCGGTTGGTGGAGTAATGGGGATGAGGTGAAGGCGGGAAGGATTGTCAAAGTAAGGCTCGGGCTAGATGATCCGCCCGGATGAGACCTGAATCCAGGCCCGGAGTGGCGCTAGTCTGGAGCAAACATTTAGTATGAGCGCAGTGTATAAGCGATATTTTCTAGGAGGCATGCGTCCTAACGAATATCAAGCCCAAGCGACAACTCCAACATCTCCATCACTGCACATAAAAAATCTAACAGGGACGCAAGCGCATGGCAGGGGCCAAAAGATCACGTTCAGCGCGTGGAACGCAAATCGAAAAAATCGCTATTGCCAAATTCAGGGGATTGCAGGATCTTACCATTCCGCTAGGGGAAAGGATTACCCTATTATGCGGAAAAAACGGCACATCCAAATCTTCAATACTAGGGATAGCCGCCCAGGTATTCAGTTTTGAAACGGATTACACAACTGGTGAGCCCCTTAACTATACGACGCTTACGGGTAGTAAATTTGAGTCTCGAGTTTCCGAGCACTTTAGGCTTTCAAAAAAATTTGACCAGCCCGATTCGATGGATACAACAGTAACCATTCATGATGGTTACACCTCATCCCAGGCCGATCTCAACCTTCGTCTGTACGACTCAAAAGATAGAAATAAGCCACGCCCAATAGTGCGCGGCAATACGCTTGCCGGTGACGAGAAAAACACCAGTAGAAATGCTACCCATCCAGTAATTTACCTTAGCCTTAAGCGCCTAACGCCAATCTCCCAGCGCGCCAAATATACTGAACATGATATAGATTTCTTAAATCAACATCGCAGATCATTTGTCTCTCTCAGCAATAGACTACTGAGTAAACAGTCAGCAACGTCTGTCACGGCTACTACTGGGACTATTAAGTCTGCTGCCGCCCACGGAGAAAATTATGATCATGATTCAGTTTCCGCCGGAGAAGACAATGCCGGTCAGATCTTGCTGGCAATTTATTCTTTCCGCAAGCTTAAGCAAGAGTACCCTAAATATCAAGGAGGACTGCTTCTCATAGATGAAGCGGATGCTGGATTATTCCCAGTCGCGCAGAGACAACTGATTAGGATACTCACTGAAGAATGTAAAGACCTAAACCTTCAAGTCATTATGACTTCGCACTCCCCCACCATGATTCAAGACATACACGAATTCAGTGAAAAGTCGCCTGGGCAGTATCAGAACATATACTTAAGTGACAGCTATGGCCCTATCAGGATCTTTGAAAATGTGACCTGGCCGCAGATCTATGCCGACCTTCACGTTCAAACCATTGATGTAGACGACAAACTGCTACCGCAGGTTAATATTTACTTTGAAGATAAAGAGGCTTACGATCTCTATACAGCCATCGTAACCGACCGATCAGTCAAGAAACTATCAAACCCCCTAAAAGACATCGCATTAGGTTGCAGCGAGTACATAAAACTTGTTAAGCGAAGGGTCCCGGAATTCTATTCGAAAAGTCTTATTGTCCTCGATGGAGATGTTGACGCCAGCGAGACAAAGGGCATGGATAGCATCGTAAAACTACCGGGATCACTACCGCCTGATCAGATGATTTTTGAGTTCCTCTACAATCTTGAAGCAGCTGATGTGTTTTGGAAAAATAGCCGCGGCTTCTCTAAGCCAGTTTTTCTCCAGATGGCTCAGAAAATCATCGATACTCTGGAAATTGATCCCGCTGACGACAAGATTGATATGCAGTCCCTTGTTGATCAACACAAGGCTAGGTCCTCGCCTGACGATCAGAGGCTGAGAAGTCATTTCAAGAATTTTGCTAAAGAAAGAGATTTTCTATCCATGGTTTCAGGTCGGGTCACAGAAAATCCATATAGAGTCTGGGCCAAGCGAAATGATGAGCTCTCTGCAAAATTCAAGGAAGATGTCCGCAAAAAGCTCAAGTCCACGCTGATTGATGGGCACGGTATTGATTCGGCCATGCTGGCCATATTGGACCCCTCCCCCGATCTCAAAAACGCTTGATCAGACGTGCTCAAGGGAGGCTGGCCAAGTATACTGCCGGCCGCTAGACTGAGACTGGCTAGCCTCCAACCATGAGATTGTTATGTACTCCAACAAGCTTTACAGCCCGCTTCGCTACCCTGGCGGCAAGGCGCGCTTCGCGCCGTTCATCGCCGAGGTCATGCGGGCAAACGGCTTGGACGGCGGTCATTACCTAGAGCCTTTTGCAGGCGGCGCCGGCGTGGCCTTAGAGCTTCTGTTTGATGGGCATGCACGCCACGTTCACATCAATGACCTCGACCCGGCTGTCCACGCCTTTTGGTCAGCGGCGACTGCGGACCCGGAGGGCATGCTGCGGCTTCTCCATGACACCCCGATCACGATGGATGAGTGGCATCGCCTTCGCCAGGTAATGCTCGATCAAGACCCAAGCTTGTCGCCTACCGAGAGAGGGTTCGCCACGCTATTTATCAACCGGACCAATCGGTCAGGCATCCTCAAGGGAGGGGTTATCGGAGGCAAGGCCCAGGCTGGGACCTATAAGCTAGACGCTCGCTTCAGTAAGGACATGATCGCAGCTAGACTTGATCGTATCGCCCAGCATGCGGCCAACATCACGGTCCACCGGGAGGATGCTTACAGCCTTCTCAGTCGAGCATCACAGCTACTTCCAGATCGATCACTGATCTATCTAGACCCCCCATATTATGTGAAGGGGCGCGATCTGTACCGAAACTTCTACAAACATGACGACCATCTGCAGATTGCCCAACTGCTTCAGTCACCAAGGTTTAATAGGCAATGGGTTGTGTCGTATGACAGCGCCCCCGAGATTTGCGAGATGTACAGCGGCTCAGAAGCGCTGAAGTACGGCCTCCACTACACTGCCCAGGCCCGCTATGTTGGTGATGAGGTGATGTTCTTCAAGGATGGTCTAAAAGTGCCTGATGCCGAAATCCCAAAGGCGGCAGCCGCAGGCTGAACCCAGGGCATGCCTCAAATCAGCCCGCCTCGGCGGGCTTTTTCATGCCTTCACGCTTTTTTCACTGCCGACCGCTCACAGTGAAGCCTCATCCGCTCCTCTACACTGGCCCGCATAGCAGTGCGGGCTTTTCTTTGTCTGCGTGATTGCGGATGGCCAGAATGGTAGGATGCCCGCTCTATTCAAGGAAAGAACATATGCGAACACTTGGGGTGATTTCTTTAGCAGTAGGCGCGCTGATGCTTTTAGGCGCACTGGTGATGGACGTGTCGGTTCCGTCCGGGCTTGGACGAGTGAACAACATTGGTCTCATGGCTGAGCGCCAGAACTACACCATCATCGGAGGCATTCTGCTGCTGGCGGGGTTGATTGTTCTAACGCTGGGGCGGCGTCAACCTGCGCAGGCTCAGAGTGATTTTGATACCCATCCATGCCCAATGTGTGCAGAAACCATCAAAAAAGCCGCAGTGAAGTGCAAGCATTGTGGCGCTGACATTCAGCCTGCTTCGGCTACACCTTTGCTAGAAGGATGGATCGCACTCATACCTTGCAAGGAGGGCGCAGAACAAGCTCATGCGGTTGAATCGATCAAAGCGCTTGGCCTTCCTCTAGCAGAAATGCAAGGCGCGAATGTTGGTGCGGGACCTTTCTTCACAAAGGAAGATGCCAAACGTGCCTCCAAGCAGCTTTCCGAGGATCACAAGCTGTTTGCCAGCGTTGAGTATCTGGAACACCATGGCGAGAAGCCGCCAGCCAATACCCCGACCGGCTGGACGGTACAAGTCCCCCTGCATGGATCAACCCTTGAGAGCGTCATCAACGCGATTCATGAAGTTGACGCGCCATTACTTAAGGTCGGTATGTTGGCTGTCACAGCAGGCCCATTTGACAGCGAGGCTACGGCGAAGAAAAAGGTGCTTCTCCTGGAGCAGGATCACGGCTTGGCAGCAACCATGCACTTCGCCTAATCGTATCGCCTTTACAGAGGCCTGCTGCAGGCCTCTTGGCGACGCCTAGAAGGGCGCCACTTCTTCATCCTCAGTCGCTGTGCTGTCAGGCTCCCGGCGATCAACTTCCACCCTCTCCCACTGCAGGATCACCGATCCGTCATCACAGAAGGTCATATCCAAGCCGTCGGTCTCGGCCAGCAGCTCCATGATTGCCTCCCAATCCTGATCACTGTCCGTGTCCAGGCGATGGATCAGCACCCTCCTCCCCAACTGCGCCAGCGGCGAGTTGATCATCGCCGACACCCGCAACCCCAGGCGCTCCAGTCCTGTCAGTTCGGGGCGCGCGGCCATTGAGGTGTCTTCGAGTACCGCTGCCATTTCCTACCTCCATTACTGTATATCCGTACAGTTGCATCAGAATCATAGCTCAGTGCTAAACGAAGCGTAAAGACGTAGCCGCTGGCAAAACGGTTCAGCCGGCTGTTTGTCGCCCGGCGAAAATAATTTAGCTCTGAGCTATTGACGATATTTTAGCTTGAGGCTAAATTTCACCTCAAGCAGTCACCAACTAGGGACTGGCCAGGCCCTCACAGGCCGCCGCTCTTTAACAGCCAGCGCAACAACCAACAGACCGCATTGCCTCTACCGGCGACCGGCGCCAGACAGCCCCGAAAGGCTGCCCACGACAGGGAGAACCCTGTACGGCTGGCGAAGGCGAAATGCCTGAACCGAGCGAATGACCTGGCAAGCAATGCGCCCCGCTGAGCACGGCGGAAAACGTGCGATTTCACCCGGTGCCCTTCTCGCGAGGGGCATCAGGGAAATCACCCCAACAGAAAGGAGCTCACATGAGCGGATTCACGAAAGGCCAGGCCGTAATCCTCACCAACCCGCGCGGCGCCGAGAAGTCGGGCAAGTACCTGCGCACCGAAAACCTTGGGCAAGGTCGCGGCATGGGCCTGTACCTGGTTGTCGATGTCGCCGGCAAGGAGCTGAGAGCGCGAGCCAGCAAGGTGCGCGCTGCCTGACGATTCACTGATGCCGCTTCGATGAGGCGGCATTGGGAATCCACTGGAGGAATACAGCATGAACAAAGTCCTTCGAATCACCCTGCGCGGCGAGCTGGAGGTGTTCACCGATAGCGACCTCGCAGCCTGCATCCGCGAGGCAAACCGGCTCAATACTCAGCGCGGCTACGTCAGCGGCGTCCACGTGGTCGAGAGGGAAGACGGCCAGCGCATGATGGCGGCTGACTGCAAGGCGGCAGCATGAGGCTCTATTGCGAAGGCCGCAGCGCGAGCAAAGGATGGGGAATATCAAGGACATGGAGCGACGCGGAGTGCAGGTCGCTTCCATGTGCGCGGGAAGACGAGATGAAGCCCGTGCGATTCGTTCGGTCGCGAGATCACGCTCTCAAGCTGGTAGAGCGCTGGAACCGCAGATTCGCCACCCACTGATTTCACTGGCTGGCCTTGGAGACATGGCCAGCTTCATCACCAGCGCAGAGCTTCCTGCCCCATAAACGGTTCAGGGGGAGACAGACAGGTCGCTCTGCGGTGCTGATGCATGCGCATGCTTAGCGCACCGCGAGGCCGAAAGGCGGCAGCCATAGGCTGTGCGGCAAAGCCGGGTCAGCGCCGGCCTTCAGCACCACCCATCCCTTGACTGCCAGGAAAGACTGGCCCGATGCCCTGCTCCCCATCGCAGGCTGCATCGGAGTGTGATCGGGTAAAGCGCCCGGAATAAGCGAGGTCGGAGATCCGGGCAATCCTAGGTGATTTGCTCACCTTCCTCCGTGCCGATCACACCCCGATGCATCCCGCATCCCAACCGGAGTGCCACATGCTCCTTCTCATCCTGATCGGCGTAGCGCTCAGCCACATGAGGCCAGAACCTCATCCTGAAAGCGGCCTGCCAACCGGTCCACTGCTTGTTCGCCGTGAGCGCTGGCGATGTACCAGCGGGGCAAGGCCTTTCTGGGGGTCAAAGTCCCGCCAAAAACACTCGACTCAGACGATGGGCGCTTGAGCCCAGTGAAAGCCCGGGCAGGTCTCGGGCTTTCGCTTTCTGCACCCCTTCCCTTCACCCAGACCGCATTGGCAGGCGCCAGGCCACCTTTCACGGTGGGTTTGGTCACCTTCGCCTGGCTCCTGGCCAATGCGGTCCTACTGAGGTTCACGCAATGAGCAAGCACACCCCAGGGCCATGGAGTTACTGGTCCGGCTACAACCCTTTCGACAAGCTCGAAGCCCAGGTAACAGCAGAGGGCGGCGACATTGTGATCGCCTCCTACAACAACCTGATTGAGCAGGGCGAAGCCAATGCCTGCTTGATGGCTGCCGCGCCTGACATGTTCGCTGCGCTGGTATTGGTAGTAGAGAACGCCCAGCAGCGCATTTTCGAAGACTGGCTTCAGCGCGTACGGCCAAACGGCGACGCTGATTCTGTTCATGCTCAGTGGCTCGACAGCGGTGATTACCTCGACTTCACCGAGTCTTGGGCTGAACAACTGGACGCCATTGACAAAGCCCGGGTGAAGCCATGAGCGGCTGGATCAAGTGCTCTGAACGCATGCCTCAGCTGCCCAAGGGTGGCGGAAAGGCCTGGGTTATCGCATACACACCAGCACGCAAAGCACAGAGCGCCTTCAACGGCGCCCGCTTCCTCTACTGGAACGGCATTGACTGGCGCTATGGGGATGGCTCGCGCTTCGAGCACCGTGTGACGCACTGGCAGCCACACCTCACTCCACCCACCGAGTAACCCACCATCTGGAGGCGACCATGGCCAGGGAGCACGAGCTTTACGCGGACAGCGCCCAGGCCCGCGAAATGGATCGCCGGTTCACAGGCGATTCATGCTGGGTGGACATCGACTCGAAACAAGCCAAGGCCAACAACCAGGCCTGGCTGCAAATGATCCGCCGGCAAGACGAACACCACCGCAACCAGATGCGCGGCAAGATCGCCGCGGCGGTTGATCAGATCGGAAACCGATGGGGCTACATGGGCCCAAGGAGGCCGCAGTGAACAAAAAGACCAGGCAGGACGTTGTCGACATTATCGAATCGCGTTTCACGGCGATCTGCGCGTCGTTTAGCGACACCCTGCGCGGAGAACTGGAAATGGCGATCGACTTGGCCGGGCTAACTGACGCCATTGGCATGGATCAGCAGCGCAACTACAAGGAGCGCCTGAACAGGATCATTGAGCGCAACAGCCAGCAGCTGCTTGAAGCGCTCGGGAGGGTGGCATGAGCACCGCACCGGTCAAATCCCTGATTGACGAACAGCTGGAGCAGATCGAACGCAGCCTGGCGATCATCGGCGTTGGCCTGCCGCGTGAACTGCCGGTGCAAAAGCTGCGTCCGGAGATCGTGGCGGCTCTTAAGGCTGGGCAGATCACTGTGAGGTCGCGGCCATGACCGCCTACCAGCGAGCACGCCGATTCGCTTTCTGGCGCGGCAGCCTGATCACCCTTTCTCTGTGCACCGCCTGGATGCTTGCCAGCGCCTACGCAGACCGCATTACCTCCTGAGGCAACCATGAACACAACACCCCGCCTGGCCGCCCAGCTCGACTGGATGACGGTCGGATCGTTCTCGCCCGAGAAGTACCAGGGCGATGAGCGCAAAGAGTACGAAGACGAAGCAGCGCGCATTCAGCGCCAGTGGGACAACCAACCGAACTGAGGTAACACCCATGTTCAAGAAAGCCGAACGCAAGCAGGCCAAGCTACGGCTGGCACTTGCTGGGCCATCGGGGTCTGGAAAGACCTTCTCCGCGCTTCTCATGGCCAAGGGCCTTGGCGGCCGGATCGCGGTGATCGACACCGAGCACGGCAGCGCATCGCTGTACGCCGACATTGCCGACTTCGACGTGCTCGAGCTACATGCACCCTACTCGCCTGAGCGCTACGCCGAAGCGATCACCGACGCAGAGCAGGCCGGCTACAGCGTGCTGATCATCGACAGTTACTCGCATGAGTGGACCGGCTCCGGCGGATGCCTGGAGTCGAATGAGAAGCTCGCGCACCAGAAGTTCAAGGGCAACACCTGGGCGGCCTGGAACGAAACCACGCCGCGCCATCGCAAGCTGACCGACAAGATCCTGACCAGTCCCCTGCACATCATCTGCACCATGCGCAGCAAGACCGAGACGGTCCAGGGCGAAGGCAAGAAGGTGATCAAGCTCGGCATGAAGTCCGAGCAGCGCGACGGCACCGACTACGAGTTCACCGTGGTGCTCGACATCACGCACGACGGCCACGCCGCCATCGCCAGCAAAGATCGAACGAAGCTGTTCGACCAGCCTGAGGTGATCAGCGAGGACACTGGGCGCCGACTGCTGGCCTGGCTCAATGACGGCAGGTCGCAGGCAGACCTGCAGGCCACGGCGCTGCAGGATGCCCTGTCGAAGATCCCGGTTACCGAGACCATGCAGGAGCTGCAAAGCGTGTACTCGGCTGCATACCGGATCCTTGAGCAGTCACCCGACCACCTGGCGCAGCTGAATGCCGCCAAAGACCAACGCAAAGCAGAACTCGCGGAGAAAGCAGCATGAGGGGCGTAAACAAAGTCATCCTGGTTGGCACCTGCGGCCAGGACCCCGACGTCCGCTACCTGCCCAACGGCAACGCGGTCACCAACCTGAGCCTGGCCACCAGCGAGGCCTGGACCGATAGGCAGACTGGCCAGAAGGTCGAGAAAACCGAATGGCACCGCGTGGTGCTTTTCGGCAAGGTCGCCGAGATAGCCGGCGAGTATCTGCGCAAAGGGTCGCAGTGCTACATCGAAGGCAAGCTCAAGACACGCGAATGGGAGAAGGACGGCATCAAGCGGTACAGCACGGAGGTGCATGTCGATATCAACGGCACCATGCAGCTGCTGGGCGGCAGGCCGGACAGCCAGGGCGGCGGACAGCAACAGCGTCAGCCTCAGCAGCAACGGCAGCAGCGCCAGGCGCCTCAGCCGAGCCCACAACCCGCCGCCGACTTCGACAGCTTCGACGACGATATCCCCTTCTGAGGTGCGCCATGTTCCCGCGCAAACCCAAGCAGATACACCCGCTGCCCTACTACCAGGGCCGCACTGCCAGGGCATCAAACCGATGCCGGCGAGCCCAACCCTACCCCGAAATGACGATCGACAGCGCCTGGTGGCTTGCCGGCTGGCATGACTGCGACATGGAGCTATCCGATGAACCGAAAAATCCTGCGCTCGCTGCAGCTGCATAGGCGCCGCGACCAGTTCAACTTGCCGCCCAGCGGATTGAAGGAGGTGCCGTATGGCAATGACCCAGCAGCAGCGCGACGAGAAGCGCAGGGCCAAGGCCGAGCGCCTGCAGGAAGAAGACCTGCGCTTGAAGGTTCGACCAGGGACTAAACAGGCCCTGCTGGAACTGATGGAGTGGGCCGGGATCGAGGAACAGGGCGAGGCGATGACGCTGATGATTCATCACCTGCATGGACTGGGTCCGGGCGGCGCGCTGCCGCTGCTGGAACCTCCGCGCCACGAAATCACGGTGTCACTGTCTGTGGTGCGGAAGCTTGAGAACTTCAGAGCACGAGAAGCTCTCAGAATATCAGCAGAAAACTAGGACGCGATCGGCGTCCCAGCCTTGGCCACAGCGGTCTCCGTCAGCTTGGATAGGAGATCAACCGGGCTGATGTTCCGGCCGTAGCTATTTTCGATGATGTCCCATGGCAGATTTTCCTCGCTGCGAAGGCGGCCGTGCTCGTCGTAGATTCCAATGAACGCGCCGTCAACTTGCCCCTGGAAAAGCCCAACGCTCACGGTCGAGTAATGGCCATTGCCATGCTTGTGCTCGTGGCGTTCAGCCATTGGATATTTTTCGAAGAACTGGAAGAAGCCTTTCTGGCGCTGTTGCATACACGCTCCTTGATCCGGCCCCATGCCGGTCACCCGTAATACCCCATCCCACCCCAAATTGCCACCATGCCGCCACCAGCACGGAGGGCGGCGCATGCATGGAGTACCGTAATGCAAGTCGAGACCTCGACCGTCACCAAGCTGCTGATCACCGGCGCCGAAGGCCTGGACCCGATCAGCGTCTACCTCGAAGACTTCGAGCCCTGCAAAGGCAAGATCACCGTCAGCTGCTACGACAAGACCTGGCACGCGTACTGGGGCAGCATGTGGGATGGCCTGACCATTGGCCAGTTCTTCTGCAAGCTGCACGACGCGTACATCATCGGCTACTTCGACCGGTCGCTGAGCTCTCGCCGGTTCAGCGGTGAAGCTCTGGCCGACAAGGCGAGGAAGGTGATCGTGCAATTGCGGCGTGACCGGGACCTGGACGCAGAAGACGCCCGGAGCCTGCTCGACGAGGCCGAGGATGTTCGCCACACCAGCTCGCTCGATGAGTGCGGCGGCGCACATCGCGAGTTCATGCATCGCGTGTTCGGTGACGACTGGTGGAACCTGCCGGCCGACGCCATGGAGCCCAACCCGGACTGGGCCTACCTCTGCCGCATCATCGCGACAGTGCAGCAAGCGCTAGCCCAACAATATCCCACTGCCGCCTGATCAAGGAGCGATCCATGAGCAACTACAACTGCGACTACGTTCGCCGCACCTACAACGTACCGGCAGAGGTTGGGCGCCGCGTCATCGCCAACGGTGAGCCAGGTGTGATCATGGCTGACCGCGGCCAGTACATCGGCGTCATCCTCGACAGCGACCCGAAGAAGCGCATCCGCAACTACCACCCCACCTGGGAAATGCAGTACGGCGAGATGGCCGAAACGCTGCCGCTCAAGCAGTGGGAAGTTCTCACCAACGGCACGTACGACTGGGACGACGTGAAGTACATGCTGGGCGATGCCTGCCACTACGTGCGTCGCGTGTGGGCGGCTACCCGCAGCCAGGCCAAGTATCGGGCCTATCAGGAGCTGGCCGAGTGCTTCAACGATGACGCCACAGCCATGCTGACCTTCAAAGTCCGCGCCGCCGCCTGACCCTCCGGTGCTGCCCGCCAACACCTCAAACCTGGTCTTTGACCTCAGGCCTACGGCAGTACTTCTCATGCTCCTGCTGGGAATGGCAGCCTTGGTCGCAGTTCAGGTAGTTATCCCAGCTCGTTCCCCAAATTCTGACTCCGGCAATCCCAGAAAGTACAAAGGCCCAAGCCCAGGGCTGAGGGATCCACGCAGCCATAACCAAGCTTGCAGCGGAAAGGGCGATACCACCCCACCATCGTTGCCTCTTCGAGAATTTCGAAACCACTGCCCGCTCTCCCTGCAAGTAAGCGGCGAAGCATACCACTCGCTTAACTGAGCCACATTCGGCGCTGCCCGCCAGCGCCTTCCCCTATTCAACGATAACGCCGACCCGGCGAGGATCACCAATGCCAATCACCTACGGAAGTGTCTGCAGCGGCATTGAAGCTGCGACCGTCGCCTGGGAGCCTCTCGGGTGGCAAGCGGCCTGGTACGCCGAAATCGAGCCATTCCCGTGCGCGGTGTTGGCTCACCACTACCCCGAGACGCCGAACCACGGCGATATGACTCGCTTGGCCGCCATGGTTCTGGCCAGCAGGATCCCGGCACCTGAGGTGCTGGTCGGTGGCACTCCCTGCCAGGCCTTCAGCGTGGCCGGAATGCGCGAAGGCCTGGCCGATCCCCGCGGCGCACTGACCATCAAGTATGTGGAGCTTCTCGATGCAATTGACCATGTTCGAACCCTGCGCGGCGAGCCCGAGGCCGTCTGCCTCTGGGAAAACGTCCCCGGCGTCCTCTCCGACAAAGGCAACGCGTTTGGCTGCTTCCTCGGCGCCTGGTGGGCGAATCCGAAGAACTCCAACCGCCAGGGGGCAAATGGAAGGACGCTGGTTGTGTGTATGGACCCACGCGAACAGTCGCATGGCGGGTTCTGGATGCCCAATATTTCGGCCTGGCCCAACGACGCCGCCGTGTGTTCGTTGTCGCAAGTGCTCGAGCAGGGTTCGATCCCCTCGAAGTACTTTTTGAGCGCGAAGGCGTGCGCCGGGATACTCCGCCGCGCCGAGGCGAGGGGCAAGACCTTGCCGGCCGAGCTCCATTCGGCCCTGCACTCCAGTGCGGTTGCGGATGGGTCTTCGGTTTAGAACTGGGCCAGTATGGTTGCCCGAACTGCGAAGGCGATGAAGGGCCGGCGGTTGAGGTGCTGGCCGGCGTTCCTGCCTACGGCGGCCACAGCCTCCAGGGCGATGTCAGTCAGGCTGCCACGCTGACGGCCAAGGACACGCGAATGGACATGGAGAGCGAGACGTTCTGCATCCAAGATCGTGTCGCCGGAACGCTTCGAAGCACTGATGGCGGTAGCGACGTGGATCACGCCATGGCGAGCCACCTGGTCGCCCCAACCCTGCAGGCAAATGGAAAGGCAGCTGGCAGCGCTACCCAGCAAGACGCAGAAAACGGGATGCTGGTCGTGCACGGCACGCAGGATCCCGATGTGCTTCACGGCCTGGCCCACCCGCTGGGCCGGAACAGCGGCCAGGAAAACGCCCTGCTCGCCTTCAGCTGCAAGGACCACGGTGCCGATGCAGGCAGCCTGGCTCCAACCCTTCGCGCCATGGGCCACGGCGGCAGCCCACCCCACGCCGGCGGCCAGGTCGCCATATGCATCACTGGCGAGATCACCCACACGCTGAAGGCCGAGGGCTTCGACGCCAGCGAGGACGGCACCGGTCGCGGCCAGCCAATAGTCGCCCACGCCATTCAGGCCGGCGCGCTCCGCGAAAACCCAGCCAGCGGGCCGGACGGCGTAGGAGTTCAAGCGGACCATGCATACACCCTGGAAGCTCGGCCTGAAGTCCAAGCTGTACAGACGAATGCCAATGTCCGCCGACTGACCCCGCGCGAGTGCGAATGGCTGCAGGGCTTTCCCGGCGACCACACCCTTATCCCCTATCGCGGCAAACCCGCCAATGAATGCCCTGACGGGCCGCGCTACAAGGCGATCGGCAACAGCAAGGCCGTGTTCGTCGTCCGCTGGATAGGCCAACGCCTTCAACAACAACTCGAACGCTCAGCTTGAGGTATCCCCATGCCCACAGAAAACCGATCCACCAAAGTCGCGCCTAGCTTGGAATGTAAGGGTCAAAATCCCCAAGTAATTCACGGGCCGCAGGCACTGCGTACTCAAGCAGCTCTAGAGGTACATCACGCTCAAATAGCGTTACCTCGAACTTGAGTGTCTCGTCGTTACGGAAAATTTCGAAAATTATTTGGTCGCCGCGGAGGCACTCAAGACCCAAGCCGTCGTGGCCAAGGGTGACGCTTGAGGCTCTGCAGAAGCTGTATTCGACTCCATGAGCTATCACGCCGGGCTCTCCTGAAAAACGGAAAAGTACTCCGAAACACTGCCGCTGTAACCCCTATCCCCTCTATTCACTGCCGCGATATGGCGGCGAGGTATCCCATGCCAATAGAAAACCGATCCAGCAACACCGAGACGGTCAGAGTGCCGCCATACATTGGCCTGGAGCCGCTGGTTGGACGTTATTACCCCGCCCAATGCCGCCGTTGCGGTTGGGTTGGCAGCTCCCAAGAGTTGACCGAGGACGATGCGCAATGTACGCGCCACGTTGGTGACCACCTATGCCTGGGCGACTGCGACGAAATTGAGCGGGATGATCTGCTGAACATTATTCAGGCCATGGCCCAGCCGGCCCCGCAGCCCCACGCCGAGGCGATAGCGTGGATGGTTGGTACTGCCATCTGGTGGACAAAGGAAGAGGCAGAGCGGGATTCAGCGGCGACTGGGCTGCCGATTATTGGACTGGGCGCGATGGTCGACCCCGTCGTGGCTGAGCGACTGAGAACGGCCACCGATTTCGTGCAACGGATGGTTGAATCCACTGGCACCCAGCAGAGCGTGGCCACGGGCTATGTCCGCGACATTCTCGATGTGCTCAAGGGCAGCGCAGCGCCGAACGCGCCAGTTGAGCTGCAGCGAATGACCTTCGAGTACGTGCATGCAGATGGCGAGCGCCACACCGTCGCCTTATCTCGGGAAGAGGTGGCCGGTTATATGGACGAATTCTTGTTCGAGAAACTGACCGAAGCAATCTGCCATTGCGAGTCGATCGGCGAGACCAATGTCGTGGCCTGCCGATGCGACGAAGTGGCCGAGCAGTACAAGCTGGCTAATCCTGCCTGACCACAGATTGCAATATTACTTCACTTCGAAGCTGCGAACCGGCCAGCGGTCCCGGAGCGGGAAGCGGCGAAAGCCCTAGCTCTTCCGACACCCAAAGCCATGGCGCGGGTCATGGTCTCGCCAGGACGGCTGTCGAATGACTCTTCGTGTACCAATTCTCCATCAGGCGCATAAACCCCAATGAACAGTTGCGTGGCACCGACAGGCGAAAGCCGGACCTGCACATCAATTTGGGAGCCATCTGCAAGCGTCTCGCAATGGCTCCTGTTGTGTACGCTTGCGTTTCCCCATGCCCAAAAACAATCGCCTCTTCGCCTGATCATCTCAATCGTCCATGTCGTTAATCTCGTAAATACTTATCCCATCAATTCGAGAGACGCAATTTTAATTGGCGCCAAAATAACGACATACCGATAGCCGGCATTGCAAAATTTAGGGTGGTTGATCTGTGTCAAAGCCAAGCGGATTCAGAGGAGTAGCGAGGACCTCCCCGGCAAACGTCCCATCGGATGAAACCAAACCGCTCGCGGGGGGACTTAGGGTCGCAGCATGAAGCATCCATTTTTCGAAGGCTTCACGATGTGCCACCTGAGCGGCCAGCCAGGCGGGGTCTCCGAACCGACCGTAGGCTACCTGGGCCATGATAGAGGAGGTGATTGCGTCTAGCTCACGCAGTAGTTGGTAGGCGATGTATCGCTCATCTGACTTGGGCATCTCGGGTCTCGCAATGTTGCAGCAGAGTCCTCTCGAGGGGGACATCAGTGTGACATCAATAACGCCGGTTCGATCCATTGTTTGACATCTTTTCCTGAGGAGTACATCCGTACTCTTTCAGCTGCAAACCCTCTCCCCTCTATTCACTGCCGCGAGCGAGCGGTAAAAGGAATCGACATGCCCGAAGGAAATCAGGCGGCACGCTGGTGCCCGGACGAATGCCCCATCACCGGGCGCCAATTCTTCATGTGGACTGAGCACCCTGATGGCAGCATGGTGCCGACCTATGGCGGCCCGTTAGACAGCTACACGATCCCGGTTCGTGATGGTGAAGAAGGCTTCTGCTGCGACCGGTTCGATCACGACCTGGGCGACTGGCGCGACAGCGAGACCGTCGGCCTGAAGTTGATCAACGACCAGAGCGACGAATGCGAGCACGGCCAAGTTGCCGAGCTGCAGGCGGAAATTGAACGGCTCAAGGGCCAGAGCCGGACCATCACGCTCTCCGGCTGCGAGTTCACCGAGGACGATCTGCTCCGAAAGGCGGTGCGGATGGCGAACGGCACCAGTCGACGCAAGACCCAACGCTGGGTGCTGATGAAGGATGTCTTCTGCTGCGGGTCTGGCGTCGCCCACGCGCTATGCAGGCGCTTCGGCTTCGACCCGGACGAGGAGCTTAGTCGATGACCCGGCTCGCCCTCTGCCTCCTGCTGCTGGCCACCGGCGCCAGCGCAGCAACACCTGATGCGGAAATCCGCCGGCTCGAACGTGAAGACATGAGCTTTGGCGCTGGCGTCACCGTGATCCACGACGATCGACGAAACGTTACGTGCTGGGCGTTGTTCCACTACTACGGAGCCGGCATCAGCTGCATCCCCGACAGCCAGCTGCAGACCGGCACCGAGCGACAGCTCTCCCCGCACGAAACCCAACCCGAACCTACACCTGCTGCCGCGCCGGCAGCCTGGAATGATGAGAGGTATCAGCTGTGAAGGCGCTTTCAATTCGCCAGCCATGGGCCTGGCTGATCATCAGCCATGGCAAGGACATCGAGAATCGAACTTGGCACACAAAGTTCCGAGGCCGTTTCTTGGTGCACGCCGCCGCCGGCATGACCCGGCGTGAGTTTCTCTCGGCGTTTGACTTCATGGCGCAAAGAGGGATCAAGCCGCCATTCCCGGTGCCGCCTGACAACCTGTTGCGAGGCGGGATCATCGGCTCAGTAGAGCTTGTCGATAGCCTCGATCACAGCGAATCGCCCTGGTACATGGGAGAGAAAGGGTTCGTCCTGCGCGATCCGCGACCGCTGCCGTTCATACCGATGAAGGGGCGCTTGGGGTTCTTTGACGTGCCTGAGGGTGCGGTGTGCACCTGCCCCTCCGGCGACGGCTCACTGCGCTGGCCGTGCCCGGTTCATCCGCCGAAGGAGGAACGCAAATGATCGCCCTCGCCTACATGGCCTACCTGATCTATCGGGGCCCGCGGTGAACAACCACCAGTACCAGCCATTCTCTGCTCGGGGCTTCGGTAGCTGGCACACCTGCAGCGTCTGCGGAACATCCAAGCACAGCGGCTACTACTGGCTTGGCGGCTACAAGAGCAAGACAGAACCGCCCTGCATAGCCTGGAAGATGGACGCCGAGTGGAAAGCCAAGGCCATCCCAGCGCCCATCACCGAAGCCTAACCCCTCCCCCAACTACTCAAGCCCGCCGACATGCGCGGGCGAGGATGACCTGTGCTCAAACAAATTGGAAAGTTCATCACCGAGCCGCTGCGCAAGAGTGACAAGCACCGCCCGCTTAAGTGGCGGATGGGTATGCGTTTGAACCATATCCACCTGGCGCTTCACGGCGACTACCCGCGCACCTGGAACGTGATCGTGCTGGCTGGACGGCTACTGATCTGCAAGCCATTCGGGCATCGCTGGTCACGGTTCTCGCCGGTTAAGTACGGCGACTTCGGCGACTCGCGCATGTGCAAGATCTGCCGCATCAGCCACGGCAAGCACCGCGGCGTTGATACCTACCACGAGACGCACCGGCCAGGCGGATGGACGCCGATCGCCAAGCCCTGACCACAACCTGCCGCCACCGGCGGCGTGGAGACCATCCCATGGAAACCGAAAGCACCGGTGACGTCGACAAGGTCACTGAGAAACGAATGGCCGAACTGCTCGGCTGCACCAAGCGCGCCCTGGAAGGTCGGCGTCTGCGCGGGGCCATCCCCGAAGGCGTCTGGATGAAGCATGGCGGCCGGATCATATACAGCAAGAAGAGGTACGACGAATGGCTGGAAAGCCAATGGATTTACCCCCAGGCATTGACGTCCACTACGGGTCACTCCGGCTCAGGTTCACCTGGGAAGGTTCTCGCAGAAGTGAAACCCTTCCCTACCCCCCGACACAAAAAGGCATCAAGGCTGCATCCCAGCTTCGCGATAAGGTAACGAGCCTGATCAAGCTGAACCTGCTCGACCACGACAAGTATGCGGAGCTTTTCCCAAGCTCCGAGGCGGTGGTGGGCGGAACCCCAGCTTTCGGAGAGTACGCCCAGCTCTGGCTCGACAGCCGCGAGATCACGGCGGGCACTCGCCTGAACTACAAAAGCACGCTCAACCTTTACTGGGTACCGCGCCTTGCAATGGTCCGCATCGATCTGATCACTACCACACTACTGCGCCGCATCGTGGCGTCGATCAGCTGGACATCACCTTCAGTCAAGCGCAATGCCCTGGTGAAGCTTTCAACGATTCTCTCCTCTGCGGTCATGGATGGACTGATCGACAGAAACCCGGCAGAGGCCTTGCAACTGCCAGCTCGCGCAAAGAAGGAGGTTGACCCTTTCACACTTGAGGAGGCTGACAAGATCATCCAGGAGCTGTACCGGCATGAGCACTGGCCCAGCCTGATTTATGCAGCGTTCTTCGAATTCATGTTCTTCTCGGGCCTGCGACTGTCAGAGGGTTTGGCACTGCGTTGGGATGTGGTCGATATGACCAAGAAGACGGTGCATGTCCGACGAACCATCGCATTGGGAATGGTTGAGGAACGAACGAAGACCAACAAGGATCGGTTCGTCCTGCTCAACGAGAGGGCCTTGCACGCGCTCTGGTACGCAAAGCAGTACGCGGAGCGGCGCAGGAAGGGAAAGGGCCGGTTCACGGAATCACCGTATGTGTTTCCGCCCGGCAAGAATGGGGAGTACGTCAAGCAGACTTCTGATCTGCACCACCAGTGGCGACCGATCCTCCGACGGCTCGGGATTCGATACCGGCCGCCATACAACTGCCGTCACACCTATGCGACAATATGCTTAATGTCTGGTCTCAACCCCGCATTTATCGCCCAACAGCTCGGGCACAGCGTGCAGATGCTCTTATCGACGTATGCACGCTGGATCAACTCGTCCAGCGACTGGCAGGAGCTCGAAAAGCTCCAAATTGGTCCGAAATTGGTCCGTAGCTGCGAAGACTCCACGTAAGTTATTGATAGGTAAGGCACTTGATCTCCACCGCTAATATCACCATGCAGTTCGGCTCCAAGCCCCTGTTCGAAAACGTCTCGGTCAAATTCAACAACGGCAACCGCTACGGCCTGATCGGCGCCAACGGTTGCGGCAAGTCGACCTTCATGAAGATCCTCGGCGGCGACCTTGAGCCGTCCGGCGGCCAGGTGATGCTCGAGCCCAACACCCGCCTGGGCAAGCTGCGCCAGGACCAGTTCGCCTATGAAGAATTCACCGTGATCGACACCGTGATCATGGGCCACGAGCAGCTGTGGAAGGTCAAGGCCGAGCGCGATCGCATCTACTCGCTGCCGGAAATGACCGAGGAAGACGGCATGGCCGTCGCCGAGCTGGAAACCGAGTTCGCCGAGATGGACGGCTACACCGCCGAATCCCGCGCCGGCGAGCTGCTGCTGGGCCTGGGCATTCCCCTGGAACAGCACTTCGGCCCGATGAGCGAAGTGGCGCCAGGCTGGAAACTGCGCGTGCTGCTGGCCCAGGCGCTGTTCTCCGACCCGGACGTGCTGCTGCTCGACGAACCGACCAACCACCTGGACATCAACACCATCCGCTGGCTGGAAACGATCCTCACGGCGCGCAACAGCACCATGATCATCATTTCCCACGACCGTCACTTCCTCAACAGCGTCTGCACCCACATGGCCGACCTGGACTACGGTGAACTGCGCCTGTTCCCGGGCAACTACGACGAATACATGACCGCGGCCACCCAGTCGCGCGAGCAACTGCTGTCGGACAACGCCAAGAAGAAAGCCCAGATCGCCGAGCTGCAGACCTTCGTCAGCCGCTTCTCGGCCAACGCCTCCAAGGCCAAGCAGGCCACCTCGCGCGCCAAGCAGATCGACAAGATCCAGCTGGCCGAGGTCAAGCCATCGAGCCGTGTCAGCCCGTTCATCCGCTTCGAGCAGACGAAAAAGCTGCACCGCCAGGCGGTGATCGTCGAGAAAATGGCCAAGGCCTTCGACGACAAGGTGCTGTTCAAGGACTTCAGCTTCACCATCGAAGCCGGCGAGCGCGTGGCGATCATCGGCCCAAACGGTATCGGCAAGACCACCCTGCTGCGCACCCTGGTCGGCGAGATGAAGCCGGACGCTGGCGCGGTGAAGTGGACCGACAGCGCCGAAGTGGGCTACTACGCCCAGGACCACGCCCACGATTTCGAGGACGACGTGACGCTGTTCGACTGGATGGGCCAGTGGACCAGCGGCGAGCAGGTGATCCGCGGCACTCTGGGGCGCATGCTGTTCTCCAACGACGAGATCCTCAAGTCGGTGAAGGTGATCTCCGGTGGTGAACAGGGCCGCATGCTGTTCGGCAAGCTGATCCTGCAAAAGCCCAACGTACTGGTGATGGACGAACCGACCAACCACCTGGACATGGAATCGATCGAGGCGCTGAACCTGGCACTGGAAAACTACCCGGGCACCCTGCTGTTCGTCAGCCACGACCGTGAGTTCGTGTCGTCGCTGGCCACCCGCATCATCGAGCTGACGCCCGAAGGCGTGGTGGACTTCAGCGGCACCTATGACGACTACCTGCGCAGCCAGGGTGTGGTGGTCTGATCCAGCTCTGAGTCATCTTCATCGCGGGGCAAGCCCGCTTCTGCAAAGCCTTCGCGGCATTCGCAGGAGCGGGCTTGCCCCGCGCTGCGTTTAATTAGTTAGCCTGCTTCCTTTTCCCTCGCGCCGCAGCCATGATGGGCACAGCCCCACCGCCCGCCCGCGAACGAGCCCATGACAGCCCCTCACGCTTCCAGTGTCACCCTGCAGATCCTCTCGATCGTCTTCTACACCTTCATCGCTTTCCTCTGCATCGGCCTGCCGATCGCGGTGCTGCCTGGCCATGTGCACGATCAACTGGGCTTCGGCGCGGTGATCGCCGGCCTGACCATCGGCCTGCAGTACCTGGCCACCCTGCTCAGCCGGCCTTTTGCAGGGCGGGTGGCGGACACCCTGGGCGGCAAGCGCGCCATCCGCTATGGCCTGTACGGCATCGCCGGTTGCGGCGTGCTGACCCTGCTTTCAGCCTGGACCCTCGCCCTGCCCTGGCTGAGCCTGGCGCTGCTGTTGGGCGGCCGACTGCTGCTGGGAATCGCCCAGGGGCTGATCGGCGTCGCGACCTTGAGCTGGGGGATCGGCCAGGTGGGGCCGGAACATACCGCCCGGGTCATTTCCTGGAACGGCATCGCCTCCTATGGCGCCATCGCGATAGGAGCGCCGGCCGGCGTGCTGCTGGTGGACAGCCTGAGCTTCGCCGTGCTAGGCCCGGCGCTGTTGCTGCTGGCGCTATCGGCCCTGCTGG